AAACACCTCACCGGCGAATACATCTCGTTCACATGAGGGGTTAGATAAAACCTGAACATTACCCCCAGGCGGTCACGGCACGAAGTTTTAAGAGTTTGAAGAACCCACTCATTGACTTCAACAAATGTGATGAAATCCTTTAGGTTAATCATTTGCCCTCCTAGTAGTATGCAATAAATGGTAGTGTAAAGCAAATAATAATAATGATTGCTGCGATAATTTTGTTCATACCACTCCTTCTTTTATAATTTTATAGTTTATGATTTTCCAGTTGTAGCTTTTTAACGCTTTAATAAAAATTAGAGCTGATTCCTTTCTGATGTTAATAGTTTTCTTTATAATCATTTCTCCTTTCATAATATGAAGATATAAGTTTAACATATTTCCCTCCAAAGTAATTGAATTGGTTTGCTTTCATTTATTAATATATATAATTTGGTCCTCTTCAAAATATACTGCGTTGTAAGGGCAGTCGCCTGGTTTTAATGCAAACGAGTTAGTAACATCTGGTCTATTTTCTTTTAAATCTTTAGCTATACTTCCGATTGCGAAATATCCTTTTCTAATATTACCATCTGCATTGTTTGGATTCCCACATGGAAAAAAGACTTTTTTCAAACTATATGCTTTATAATTTTTTCTCCAGGTTACTATATTAGGAAACATTAAAACCAATATGGAGTTAAAATCTTCGCATGGTTCAAGACATGATGCCTTGACTAAACAATTAATGCATGGACAAATTTTTGCTTTTTTTGTAGAATTGTGTGAAATAAGACAAGACCCGGTAGCACACCCTTTACATGTTTTTATAGTCATAACCCTTTCCTTTTTTTAGAACAAATTATTGTATGAAAATAAAATATTATCTAGAGCAAATACAAACAGATGATAACTTTGAAATAAAGAAATCGTCAATACATGGAGTTGGTGCGTTTTCAAAAGATGATTTTGAAAAAGATGATTTTATTAATACTCATATTTATTCACTTACAAATGGAGATTTATATGTTACAGAATTTGGTAAAAAGTTAAATCATTCACAAAACCCAAACGCTATTTCCAAAAAGGAGGAAGATGGATGTTATAGGGTTTATGCATTAAAACCAATTAAATCAGGGGATGAAATTACTTTAGATTATACTGTAAATAAAAATTTAGAACAACCAGTATCACAATGGAAAACTGAGGATGTAAAAGTAGATCCCAATACCTATTCAAATAAAAATAAAAAGAAAACTGTATTTTTAAAAGTTGATAACTCGGATCAATCAAATATGCCTAGTTATAATCCTCTAATGGGAGAGGCGGAAAGTATTATTGATGAAGATGAACAAGGAATATTAAATCAAGGAAATGAAACTGTATTTGGAAAAACTAATCCAAGAGCTGATCAAGAAACTTATTTAGCATTATTGAAGCATAGTGGCCCAAAAATAAAAGTAAAAACAAAAATAAAAACCTCTGATTAGTTATTAATATATATATATATCTTTTGTTAACTTTTAAAAATATTCAAATGAGGATTTATTCATGGATGAAAAAGGTCTAAATAAAGACGATCTATACCTCCTGATGGAAAGTTACAAAAATATGATTACGTTAAATGCCACTATAGTAGAGCAACAAAAACAGTTAATGGATAATCAAGACAAAATAATTAATAAACAAGAAGTATTAACAACTAAGCAAACTCAATTATGCGATAGAATGAATGCTATTATTGATAGAATTGATATATGGACAAAGACTACTAAAGATGGTCATGATATGTTACAAGATACATGTTCAGGATTAGAAGAAACAGTTTCTGAAAAATTAGATAAAATAATAGAAAATCAAAATTCTGTAAATATTGAAAATACAAAACAGCATGAATCACTTAAAAATAATATGTATGGTGCATATGTTGCTTTAGGAAGTATTGTTTGTAGTATTCTTGGTTTGTTTTATTTTGTTTATTCACATAACGATAATGCAAAACAAATTCTTACTCTACTACAAAAAGTTGCTATTAAATTATCAGTTAATATTGTTGGTGGTTAAATGGGGGAATGATAATGGATAATAAAGTTCAAAAAGAAATTGAAGAACTAAGAAGTGAATTAAATAAATATAAAAGTGAATCTTTGAGTTTGAAAAAAGCTATTTGGGATATGTTAAATTATGCGAATATGTATGTCTTAATTTTAGATAAAGAAATGACAATAAAGTTGTGTAATTGGAGTTTAGCTGTTACTCTTGGTTTTAAAGATGAAAGTGAACTTATAGAACGTTGTTGGTTAGATTTCATTCCAGAATCAAATAGAGACTTAGTTAAACAAATTCATGCTATGGTTAAAATTTGTGAAGAACAAAAAGAAGAGAAATATAAAGAAGTTGTGAATGATATACTTCTTCCTAATGGAGATACACAATTAGTTAGATGGTTTAATATGTGTATCAATCATTCTTATAATATGACTTTTAGTATAGGAATATCTCAGATTACACAAGCGAAAGCAACTGATGAGTCAATAAGAGCATATTATATGGGAGTTATTGAAAAGGATAGAACTATGATTCATTCATTAAGAGATTTTATATTATCTCCTAAATCTAAAGACAGAGTGTGTACAACTAAACAAGATCTAGTATGAGTCAATTTACACAACCATTTGTCGGAGAATTAATTGGAAAAAACAAATGGAGAGTTTACAAACCTTTTGAATATCATGTTGGAGAATACCCTAGTAAAACAATCATCTATATCCCAATAGGATTCGTAACAGACTTTGCGAGTGTTCCGCGAATATTTTGGCCAATAATTTCCCCTATTGATGAGCACGGAAAAGCTGCTGTAGTTCATGATTATTTATATAGAACAGGTTTATATAGTAAATTCAAAAGTGATAAAATCTTTTTAGAAGCAATGGAGGTTTTAAAAGTTAATAAACTTAAACGATATACTATGTATTATACAGTATGTGTTTTTGGTTGGTATACTTGGATTAGATATAGAAAAGGTTTAATAAAATAATATTAAGAACAAATTGTAAATACACGCGAAAGGTTTACTAATATGAAAATTGGTGTAATTGGTCACACTTCATTTCTTGGTTTTACAGGTTATAACAATCATTCTAGAAATTTTTTTACCCACCTCAATAAGCATTACCCAACAAAAGTTAGAAATTATACTTACACTCCTGATTTGTCGTATTTAACACAAGCTCAATATGATATGGTGATTGAACAAAAATGGAACGACTATCCGTTTAAAATTGGAACTCCATTTATTAAAGATAAAGATACTACATATGTTAATCTGGTTCTTAATGAAAGTCATCATTATTATTTTTATGATAAATATGAAAGCCCAATGATTGCGTATAATGTCTGGGAAGCAACAAAACAGATTCCAGAATTCTTTAATAGAATTTTACAATATGATCAATTTTGGTGTCCAACTGAGTGGCAACGTAGATGTACAATAGAACAAGGATACCCAGAAAATAGAGTCAAAGTAGTTCCAGAGGGAGTTGATGGAAAAAGATTTTATCCTTTAGTTAGTAATGAACGTCATTTTGTTAGAATGGAATTATGTAAAAAATATAACATTCCAATAAATGCATTTATTTATTTATTCTTTGGAAGATGGGATTATAGAAAATCTGTTACTGAAATTGTTAAAACATTCTATGATACATTCAAAGATGATGAATTAACTTATCTAGTTTTGTCTGCTGACAATCCATTTCCTGTTGATAAAATGAACTCTACAGAAGAAAGATTAAAACATTATGGATTAGAACATCCAAATATTAAAGTAATACATTTTCCTAGTGATGATGAATATACTAAATGGTTACAAGCAGGAGACTGTTTTTTAAGCTGTGCAAGATCTGAGGGGTGGAATCTTCCATTAATGGAAGCTATATCTTGTGGTATTCCAACTATATGTTCCAACTGTAGTGGCCAATTGGAATTTGCAGATGGAGTCTCATTATTAGTTGATGTTCCTAGTTTTAAGAAACCAGAAAATGTTTTCATGTTAGGAGATGGTTTTGATATTGGAGTTTGGGGCGAACCAGACTTTGATCATCTTGCAAAAGTAATGGTATCAGCTAAAGAAAATCATTTGAGAGATCGAGCTGTTAAACTATCTAAATATATTCGTGAAGCTTACTCTTGGGATAATGCTGCATTAAAGGCGAAAGAAATCATTGATGATCTAGTCAGGAATAAATATCATGAAGTTCCTAGAACAGTATCAAGCGGCAAAAAGATTAAACTCAATTTGGGCTGTGGTAATGACATTCGTCCTGATTATATTAATATTGATCGGTTTAATAATACAGGGCAAGTAGATTTATGTTCTGACTTTACGGTGTTACCATTCAAATCAGAATATGTAGATGAAATTTATGCTTCACATATTTTTGAGCATATTGGTATAAATGATGTATATGAAGTAATAGAAGAATGGAAACGTGTTTTAAAGATCGGTGGTAAGCTTGAGATTAGAGTTCCTAATCTAGAAAGAGAAGTTAAAGTTTGGTTAAATGCAAAAGATGAAGAAAAATGGTTTCATACTCACAGAATTTATGGTAGTCAATCACACCCAGGAAACTCACATTACTGTGGGTTTACAGCTGGAAGTTTAAAATGGTTGTTAACTTGTTTGGGATTAAAAGTAGAGTCATCTCAATTAAATGATAATGGGTATGGAGAAGAAATCAAATGTATTTCAACAAAAGTAAGAGAGCCTTTAAGAAGTAGACCAAGTTATACAACTCATTTTGTTGATGGACCTTTTATAGAAATTAGAGGAGATAATGATGATCCTAGTTTCTATCTTGTTGATGTTTTAGATTTAGACAATAATTCTAGTATTCATCAAACTACTTTAAGAGCAAATAATTGGACTAGACCTCATAGAAAATATTTTTCAAATTATACTATTACTATAAAACGAAATGGTAAACTAGAATATACTCATAAATATGATGCTAGAGGCAAAAAGATCTTAATCAGTTTTGATTCTAAATCTCTTGGCGATACTATTGCATGGTTACCATATGCAGATGAGTTTAGAAAGAAAAATGAGTGCAAGGTTGTAGTATCAACATTTTGGAATCACTTATTTGAAAAACACCCAACATATTCTAATCTTGAATTTGTAAAACCTGGAACTGGAGTTGGTAATTTATATGCATCATATACAATTGGGTGTTATGAAGGAAACATGTGGAAGAATAAAGTCGACTGGAGAACTGTCCCATTACAGCAAGTTGCATCAGATACATTGGGGCTTGAATATAAAGAGATAGTTACAGATATAGATTTCGTTCCTAAAGAGAGACCAATTGAAGGGAAATATGTTACACTATCTGAGTTTTCAACATTCCAATGTAAATTTTGGAACTATCTAGAAGGATGGCAAACTGTTGTTGATGATTTAAAAGAAATTGGTTATGAAGTTATGGTTATTAGTAAAGAAGAAACAAATCTAGTTAGAGTCATAAAAAAGACTGGTCTTACTATTAATGAGACTATGAATAATATTTATCATTCTGATTTCTTCATGGGAGTTTCTGCTGGCCCTGCTTGGTTAGCTTGGGCATTAAGGAAACCTGTAGTTATGATCTCAGGATTCAGTAAGAAAACAGCAGAGTTTTCTTCTAATATTATAAGAGTTATAAATGAAGATGTTTGTCATGGATGTTTTAATGATGTTAATAATAATTTCAATAGAGGCGAATGGAACTGGTGCCCTAGACAGAAAGGTACAGATAGGCAATTTGAATGTACTAAAAAGATTACCCCTGATATGGTTATTGAACAAATGAAGAAGGGCGGGTTAATATGAGAAAGAAACTTGTTTTTGTTCTTGGGCCTGAAAGTTCTGGTACAAGAGGCACAACTCAATTCTTAATAGAGAATGGTTATTGGGGACAATGGGCTCATGCTCAAGAGCTAGACAGATTTGTTGAAGGATGTGATATTAGGGAAGTAGTACCAGATGAAGTTGAGAAAGTAGTATTTAGACGGAGTATACCACATGCAGGATTATACCCAGATTTAATGCTTATAGATTCTTACTTTACAAACGTTAATTATTCTATAAAGTGGCTAGTTATAGTTAGAAATATTCCCGATACATTCAGATCAAAACTCATGAGGTTACATTCTAAAGATGAAAACCAAGCTATATTAGATTCTATCTATCAATACCTTTGGTTGGGGGAACAGATTCTAAAAAAGAATAATGGGGTATATTTCTTTGATTTTGATATGTTTTTGAAAAATAAAGAGAAATCAATGGAATATCTCAAGTCTATCGACATTTTATAACGGTTTAATTCATCTAGAAATTTAGAACAAAATATAAATCATGAGATTCCTACATTGATCTGCATTTTTGAAAGAATATGAGGACACTATTTAATGCTAAGAGATACTATTATTCAGTCAGATGGATCACCTTTTAATTGGCAAGGTCCTTGGGCTGACGGGTCATGTTATGTAGTAAATGATTTAGTTCAGAATAATGGTGATGTATATGTTTGTACTCAAGATCATTGTGCAGATTCAACAACAGAACCAGGTGTAGGAGCTAGTTGGCAATCATACTGGGATTTGTTTATTGAAGGTACTTCTGGTACTAGTGGAACATCAGGAAGTTCTGGATCAAGTGGTAGTTCTGGTACTTCTGGTACGTCGGGGGTTAGTGGAAATGATGGAACTTCAGGATCGTCTGGAACTTCTGGCTCTTCTGGTACGTCAGGTAATTCAGGATCTAGCGGAAGTAGTGGAACATCAGGAAGCTCAGGTTCGTCTGGAATATCTGGTACCTCAGGCTCTTCAGGAACTAGTGGTAGTTCGGGAACAAGTGGTTCGTCAGGTTTATCCGGTACCAGCGGCAGTTCTGGGTCATCTGGATCTTCTGGAACAAGTGGTTCGTCAGGCGAATCTGGTACATCAGGTACTTCAGGAACATCCGGAGATTCTGGAACATCTGGCTCAAGTGGAACAAGCGGTTCATCAGGCTCAAGTGGAACATCAGGAATAACTCCTAGAGGAGCTATATATTATTTACATGATGAAACCTCAACTAGTGGTTATTACCTACTAGCTAGAGAACCAGGACAGCTTCCAGAGGTAGTTAATACATATTATGTAGATACTACAAATGCAACATTACTAGATGTTTGGGAAACCAATTCTGGTGATCCTGATTTAGATGTTTTAAATTCTGGAATCTGGAATTTTGTTCATTGGGCGGTGGTAAGCAATGCTGATTATAATACTAGATTAGCTGTTAGAGCATATAAAGTAACTGATTCAACATCTGTATTAATTCTTACTTCAACATCTCCCGAAATTACTTCAACTGTTTCGCCTCAACAATTAAATTGGATTTATACTCAAACACAAGATATAGATTTTGAACCTGATAGTACAATTAGATATGAAGTATATGCTATTACAGACTCTACTTCAACTATAGCTGTAGATTTTTATTTTGAAGGCAGTGAACATGCTTCATATTTAACTACTCCTATATTTGTTGGAGCTGCAGGAACAAGCGGAACATCTGGAAGTTCAGGCACTAGTGGGTCATCGGGTACATCAGGAATTGATGGAACAAGTGGAACTTCAGGATTAACTCCTAATATTTATATTGATTCTACTTCTGGAGATCTATATTTTTATGATCCAGTAAGAATGAAAAATTTAGGTGCTGGTATAATTCAACAAGATGCTGGAAGAAATTCAAACGCAGCAACAAATCTTTACTTATATGGAGAAGGAGCTACTCCTTGGAACTTAAATGGGTTTGTTCTTCCTTGGGATGCAACATTAATAGCAATGTCTATGTCAGAGAATTTAAATACTCAAACATGGACTGCGGAAGTTAGAAAAAATGGAGTTGTAACAGTATTAGATTCATTAACTATAACTAATCAATATACAAATTATGATAATACAAAAGATTTAGACTTTAATGCTGGAGATAGAGTTCAAATTTACTGTAATGGAACGTCAATAGACTATCCACATGTAACTCTATTCTTCAGAAGGAGATTTTAATTATGGCTTTTATATTTACTACCACAGGGGTTCAAAACCCAGTAGTATTCAATGATTTGGGTAGAAGAGAATATCCACATCCTACTACTAGTTATGATCTTGAACAAGAATATAAACCAGAAGAGATTAGAGCATCTTATGATGTTCAATATGCTATTGATAATAACTATATTACTGTTGTTGACGAATTTAGTAATCCAATTACAGATGTAACCGAAGCAGTAGCACATGGTGGTTTATCAGGTTTAGAGGAAGATGATCACCTACAGTATGCAAGAACAGATGGAACATCTAGAGTTATATTAGATGTTAATGCACCAACTAATAACCAAATTCTTAGATATGATGGTACTCTAGATGTTTGGTACAACACAGATGGTGGCCCATCAGGAACATCAGGAACATCTGGTAGTTCAGGTACAAGTGGTTCAAGTGGAACTTCGGGAACATCTGGTATTGATGGAACATCTGGTTCATCTGGTACTTCAGGTAGTTCAGGATCAAGTGGTACATCAGGGACCAGTGGTTCATCAGGTTCTTCTGGTACTTCAGGTAGTTCAGGTACAAGTGGTTCAAGTGGTACTAGTGGATCATCAGGAACATCTGGTTCATCTGGATCGAGCGGTACATCCGGTACAAGTGGTTCAAGTGGAAGTTCAGGAACTTCTGGTTCATCCGGAACTAGTGGTTCATCAGGTTCTTCTGGTACTTCAGGGTCAAGTGGAACTTCTGGTACTTCAGGGTCAAGTGGAACTTCTGGAACTTCTGGTACTTCAGGGTCAAGTGGAACTTCTGGAACTTCTGGAGCTACTCCAAGAGGATCAATTTATTATTTACATGATGAAACAGCAGTAAGCAATTATTTGTTAGCAAGGAATCCTGGTGAACTTCCAGAAAATACAATTACTTTATCAAATGTTAGTAGCGAAACTTTAGTATCAACCTGGGATACAACTGCAACAGATCCAGGAATTGAAATGATGCCAGCTGGTGTTTGGACTGCTAAATTTTATGCATCAGTTGATACAGCAGATGCTCAATTAAAATTTGAGATTTATAAGTTAAATCAATCTAATGTTGAAACTTTAATTGCTTCTGGAGAATCATCTATTTTTAGTAATACCTCAGCAGGCGTTGTTGAGTGGGATGTCATTCAACCTTTAAATGAGGATATGGATTCAACAGATAGACTAAGATTGAAAGTATATGTAGATTCAACATCAAATAATGATGTTACTTTCTATTTTGAAGGGGTAACTCATGCATCATATTTAACCACTCCTATTTTTGTTGGTGGTGCTGGTACATCAGGTACATCAGGTGTTTCGGGAACTAGTGGATCATCAGGAACATCTGGTTCAAGCGGAACATCAGGTATTAATGGTACTAGTGGTTCATCAGGAACATCAGGAACATCAGGAAGTTCAGGATCAAGTGGAACATCTGGCAGTTCTGGAACTTCAGGTTCAAGTGGCAGTTCTGGTACATCAGGAAGTTCAGGAACTAGCGGATCATCTGGAAGTTCTGGTACATCTGGTGTTGATGGAACAAGCGGAACTTCTGGAAGTTCTGGCACATCCGGTGTTAATGGAACATCTGGTTCATCAGGTACTTCAGGTACAAGTGCAGATGGAGTATATTGGGATTCAACTTCAAATGAAGTAGTATATGATGATCCTGATAGAGGAAAAACTCTTGGTGTAGCATTAATTAATTTTGGAGCAAGTAGAAATGCAAATAATGTAACTAACCAATATTTATACGGTTATGATGGTGTTCCTACTAATACAAATGGTTATACTTTACCTTATGACTGTACATTAGTTGGTATTTCAATTAGTGGTGGATCATCACAGACATGGACTGCACAAATAAGAAGGAATGATGCTGCTACAGTTTTAGCTTCATTATCTATGACTGCTTCTAATTCTAACTATGACTATACCATAAATGCTGATTTTAATGCAGGCGATAGAGTTCAAATGTATATGTCAGGTACAAATATTAATAGACCATTAATTGAGGTATTATTTAGAAGGAGAGTCTAATGGGATTTTTAATTACTACCACTGGAACTAAAAATCCAGTTGATTTTCCAGATCTAGGCGATAGAGAATATGCACATCCTACAACTAATTATGATTTGGAGCAAGATTTCAATCAGGAATTAATTAGAAATTCAGATGATGTTCAATTAGCTATTGATAATGGTTGGATTACTGTAAAAGACGAATATGGAAATCCTATAGAAAGTGCAGAAGAATCTATTGCTCATGGAGATCTTTCTGGATTAAATATTGATGATCACTTACAATATGCAAGAACAGATGGAACCAGTAGAGTTATTTTTGATGTTGATACCCCTGAAAATAATGATATTTTAAAATATGATTCAGTTAGTGGTAACTGGAAAAATTATTCTGGAGATGCTGGAACATCTGGAAGTAGTGGTACATCTGGAACTAGTGGTAGTAGCGGAACAAGTGGGCAAGAGGGTGCTAACTGTAATATCTGGAGATATAATAACACTATAACACAAGCTGATCCTGGAGATGGTTATTTCAGAACTAATAGTGTTACGTTATCTTTAGTAACAGAAATATATGTTGATGTTCTAGATTATGATTCTAAACCTCTTGGAAATTTTTTAACAACTTTAGTTAAAATTAATGATAGAATTTATATTCAGCAAAAAAATGATCCAGATAGATTTGCATTTTATAATATTGATGCAATAAATTTAATTGGCGATATTTCTACTGGTTATGTTGAATATCAAGTAACATATGAAGATAGTAATTCTGGTTTTGTAACTGAGAATGATTGTGCTATTTGTTTTGGTATAAAAGGGGATGATGGTATAAATGGCACATCGGGTACATCAGGTACAAGTGGACTTTCAGGAACTTCAGGTAGTTCAGGAACTAGTGGTTCAAATGGAACTTCGGGAACATCTGGTACTTCTAGTTTTAATAATTATTCTGCTACAGTTAATCCTACTGCAAATGATGATTCCGGCGATGGATACCATATAGGTTCTAATTGGATTAATACAGCAACAAATCAAATATTTGAAATGGTTGTTGATACTACTGGAGCAGCAGTATGGATTCCATTAGCAAGTAAAACATATGTTGATAACTTATTTACTGGAGGGAATGGATTACTATCTGGAGGAGCAACATGGAGTTCTGGATTAACATATGATGTAAGCGCTCTTGAATATTTAATAAATGGAATTTATTATACTAGTACTGGAGGTTTAATTACTTTAGATTCTGCTGATCCTACTAATGATAGAATAGATGTTATTTATGCTGATAATAATGGTAATATTGGAAAGATTACAGGAACCCCATCTGCTAATCCACTTAAACCTTCAATAGATGAAGCAACTCAAGTTGAAATTACATTTGTTACTGTTTCAGCTGGGTCAAGTACTCCAAGTACTACTATAGTTGCAATATATATGGAAGATGCTGGAACTCCTACTGAATGGGCAGCAGTATCAAATACTACAAGAATTGTTAAAAATTCAACAAATAATCCATTTAGTGGAACCAAAGATATTGAAGGTACTGCTGCAATTGAAGGAGATAAAGTAACTCTTACTGCATCATCTCCTATTAGTATGTCAACTGTTGATAGTCTTGAATTACATATTAGATCCAAAGCATATTGGGCAAATAGAAAATATATGACTTTGAGATTTTGGAATGGGTCTTCTCCTCAAGGATATTATGCTTATATACTAGACGGATATAATGGTTTTGTAAGTTCAAATACTACAACTTATCAAACTATTTCAATACCAAAATCGTCTTTTGGCCTAACAAGTCAATCAGTTGATAAGTTAGAAATTTTAATGTTTAATTATTATGGTGGAGCTGGAGTTGGATTCTATTTAGATCAAATAAGACTTCAACTAGGTGTACCAACTTATGTTCCAGGAATGAAATTTACTCAAGTTAAAGGTGATACTGGAGTTATCAATGCTCAATCTTCAAATGATATTTTAAATATTGTTGGAGTTAGTGGTATTACTACTTCAGTTGTTTCTAATAAATTAACGATTTCTGGAGCAGCTAATACATCTGGATCTAGCGGAACATCTGGAAGCTCAGGGACTAGTGGTTCTTCTGGAACTTCAGGTAGTTCGGGTACATCAGGAGTAAATGGAAATGACGGAACATCAGGAAGCTCAGGTACAAGTGGACTTTCAGGAACTTCTGGAAGTTCTGGGTCGTCTGGAAGTTCAGGTACTTCAGGGTCATCGGGTTCGTCTGGAAGTAGTGGAACTTCAGGTTCAAGCGGAACTTCGGGTTCTTCGGGAACGTCTGGTGAATCAGGCACATCAGGATCTTCTGGGACTAGCGGAAGTTCAGGAACGTCTGGATCGTCTGGGAGCTCTGGCACATCAGGTTCAAGCGGAACTTCGGGTTCTTCGGGGACTTCTGGTAGTTCAGGATCTAGTGGATCATCAGGATCATCAGGAAGTTCTGGAACCAGTGGATCATCAGGAACATCAGGAATAAATGGAACAAGTGGTACATCAGGTAGTTCAGGAACCAGTGGTTCAAGTGGAACTTCATCAGTACATGGAGGCGGGCATTCCTATGTAGAATCTCTAGGAGTATCATCTACTACAAGCGACACATATCAAACAAAAGTTTCCTTAACTGCTGGATCAGGTTTGCCTAGCGGCACATATTATATATTAGGTATAGCTGAATTTAATGCAGATTCAAATAATAGACAAGTTGCAGTTCAACTTATAAATACAACAGATACTGTAGTATATGGAGAACAATTACAACAAACTAATAATTCAACTAACTATTTTGGATTTGCAGCTATGGGATTTGTTTCATTAACTGGAACAGATAAAACATTTTCAATACAATATAAAAGAGTAACATCTGGTGCTGCTTGTGCCATTAGAAATGCTAGAATTGATTTTTATAGAGTATCATAACTAGGAGGAATTAACAGAAATGTCTGTAAACTATAACTACCATTTTTCTTCTTTCACTAAATCAGTTACTGAAAAAGTGGTTGATCCAGGAAGGTTAACATCTGAAATTAGTTCGTCTACAATTATCACAGCATTAGATTATATAAATGTAAGTATAGATCACTGTGATATATGGTTTAAAGATACTTTATCTTCTATAGATCAAACCAATTTAGATTCTATTGTTGCAAATCATTCTGGAGAACCTTTGCCGGAAGAGGACCCAACTCCTAGAATGCCAGATGGAAGACCAATTGTTAGAGCTGATACAAGACCATTAAATACAATGACTTATTTTACAATGAGAGGAGATTCAGATACTGATATTTGCCATGGTCAAGAATTATCTTGGGATTTTTCTGATTCAACAACCAATATGTATTATGGAGCAGATATGCCTCCTGGTTATAAATGCAAACAAATGCTTCTAAAATTTCATTGTCCAGTATATTTAAAAGATGGAACAATTTACTTTTATGATGCTCCTTGGGGAATGTTTGCTAGATTTGAAATTGCAGTTCCTCCTAATAGTTATTATCCAAATCCAGCTGGTAATATTCCTGCAGCAGCTCTTGGTTTAACAAATGATTCCAGAATGTTTTCTTTTTCAGGAGATGATATAGTTCCTTATCAAGTATATGTTAGTTATCATCGTTTATATGGAACTTGCCCAATGGGAGATGAATTAAATGCTGAGGGTGCAGCAGTTGAAGCTTTACCACCAGGTTGGTATATTAGATGTAGAGTATTTACTCCAGAGAGTGATAATGTAAGTAAAGGTTATGCAACACTAGAAATGTATAGATGTCATACTTTATTGTTACCAGGGCAAACACTTCAAGATATTATTGATGAGCACTAAAGGAGAACTGAAATGATTTTAGGAGTTATTAATCAACCAACAGATGAGCATTTTACTGTTTCTGATAAAAATGGTAATTTGATATCTGGTATTGATTCTACTGCATTTACAGTACATGTTTATAATCCATTGGGGGTTGATGTTACTCTTTCAGTCTCTGGTACATTTACTGAATTAGGAGATGGCAACTATAAATACACTTTTATTCCAAATATAAATGGAACTTGGTATGTAGTCGTTACACACCCAACATATTTTCCTTGGGGAAAAACAGGAGATGTTCAAGTATATGACGGAGATTTAGGTCAGGTATACCAAAGTGTTCTTAAAACTCTTGGACTTGTTCATCACAATTTTTATATTGATAATCCTGTATATGATGAACATGGAAATATGGTTACAGCAAGAGTTAGAATATATTCTAATGCATCATCAGTTGGTACAGATAATGATGTAATTGAGACTTATCTAATTCAAGCTGACGGGACACAATGTGGTCAATTCAGCTATTGGAAACAGGTGAGTGTATAATGTCAGTAAATATCGCAACTATGGGTATGTTTAGGGATTGCTGTGGAGGTGGTCCAGGTACTGGAGGAAGTGGTGCAGTGCCAGGAGTAGGAGACCAACGAGAAGCAAAACCAACTATTTATGTAAGAGTAAAAAATGTAGACATCGAATCTAAAAATATAACTTTGTCTAAGATTAAAGTAACACTAAAATCAGCAGGAGAGTAATATGTTAAAGATTAATGGAAATCAAGATAAAGAAATAACCTTTGAGGTGGAAATCGGAGGCGTAGCAATAGATTCAATCTCATCTAAATTCAGAATTGTTTTAGATGATATTGAATATGGGTTTCCTGCTAAAGTTTCAGAACAATCAATTATTGTTGAACTTCCTGCGTTAAGAAAAGTATTACATAGAAAATTAAAAGAAGGTGAATCTGTACAAGCTAGATTAGATTTAATGTCTGATGGAAATGTTATTAGTCCTTGGAATGATGATTTACAAGTAAGTGAACTAGTTGTTTCAGAGGCTTTATTGCTTGATGAAGAAACTGGAGATGCTAGAGCTAAAGCTAAATACTTAAAAGAAAGAGCGGAAAGAGTTTCAACACGAGTTGATGATTCTGACTTGCCTATAGATGAAAGAATTAGAAAAAAGTTGGCAGAGAAAAAGCAAGAAATAGATAATGTTTCGAATATGAGTTCTAGTGAAGATGTAGAAATGTCAAGTAAGATTATTGATAAACTTAGTGAAAAATTACTAGGAACTAAGAAAACTAAAAGAGAACAACAACTTGAAAGATTATCTGAAAATGACTATATTATTTCCAGAAAGAAATCTGCATTTTCACCAAGACGTGCAAATAAAACAAAAGGCTTGACATTAGAAACAATTAAACAATTTACAAAGAGTGATATTCTGGCTTATATAGAAAGAGCTGGTACAACAAATAAGATGGTACAAGAAACTATTTATAATAGAGCTATTAAAGAAGCAAAGACAGAAAACCCAGTTCCTGTTTTAAAAGAGGTTATTAAATTACTTAAGAAAAAAGGGGGATAAATATTGCGTAGCCTATTTACATGTAGGATGATGTGGAGGTTAAGACGCAAGTGGCAGATTAGATCTAAACATTTATTTCCATGTAAAGTAAGTAGAAGAAATATTCATTTAAATAAATATTTGAATAGCGAGGTACGGTGGTATGGATCGTTATGCCCATTTATACAGGTTGGCAAGAGGAGATCAAGGAACTCAAGGTGTTCTTCATTATAACAATGAAAGATTATATACTATAGAACTACCTTGGAGAAAAAATATGAAAAATATTTCATGTATTCCTAAAGGGGAATATTTTTGTGAGACTAGAGTTTCTCCAAGATTTGGTTTAGTATATTGGATTAAAGATGTTCCTAACAGAAGCTTTATTTTAATTCATTCTGGAAACTGGGCTGGTGATGTTAGTAAAGGATATAAAGCACATGTTAATGGATGTATTCTATTAGGTCTTCAAAATGGAACATTACAAGGGCAGTTAGCTGTATTGAACTCAAGATTAGCTGTTAATAAGTTTATGAGGGAAATGGAAAAGGAACCATTTAGATTAAAAATATTTGAGAATTTCTAGGAGGATATTGCTATGTTATTTGAAACTATTCTAGGCGGATTAACGGGATTGGTGGGAAGTGTTGTAACAAGCATTATGAATTATAAAACTATGAAAGAAAAAAATGCGCACGAAATAGCTGTAATTGCAGCACAAACAGCTGCTATGAAAGCTGAAGCTGAAGCTAACATTCAAGTTACAAAAGCTCAAATTGAAGGAGCTGTAGAACTAGCAAATGCACAAGCATATATGGCATCTCAAACTGCAGGAAATGAAGCATTGTTTGGTGAGAATTGGGTAGATAAGTTACTTGGAACAACAGGATGGTTGAGTTATCTTGCAGGGCCAGTAGCCTGTATAGTTGCATTTTTATTTGGTTTTGTTGATTGGTTTAGAGGATTAATGAGACCTTTGATGACTGCTTATCTAGTTGGAATGTCTTCATATATAACATATCTAGCTTGGCAAATAGTTCAAAAATATGGTCAGGGAATGACTCATACCGAAGCAACAGCTATTTATCAAAGTGTCGTTGAAGTTATTTTATATCTAACTGTCTCGTGTGTAACATGGTGGTTTGGTGATAGAACTATGAGTAAATATATTATGCAAAAGGGAATTAAAACCAAATAAGAAAGGCTTGGGAGAATGACATACAAGGAACGTATAGTTAATTTGTTAAAAGAGAATATGTCAGAAAGATGTTTTAATCTTTGGCAAGGAATGGATCAAAGATTACCTAATATATGGGAACGTCCTACATCATCGACTGGTAAATATCATAAAAAGTTAAATGGAGAAGTTCCAAATCAATCAGAACATGTCTATCATATTTTATTTTCCACAGTTAAATTATTTAGGATGTTTAATATTGAATCAAAGACTCCTGAGGCGGATAAGTTGTTATTAGCTGGTGCTCTTCATGATACTTTAAAATATGGAGTTAATGGGCAGAGACCTTATGTTGATAATAAACATGATAAATTTGCTGCAGATATAATTTCTCAAAATAAAGAATTATTCTTGAAAATTTTTAGTGAAGAACAATTTTTTATTTTAGAGGAAGCAGTAAGATTTCATACAGGTAGATTCAGTAGTGATGTTCCCAAAAATAAAAAGTTTAATTTTAAAGATTATAATCCAGAAACAATGTTTATTCATATGCTAGATTATATGAGTTCATTGGATTTAATTCAAACAGACGTGAGGGATTAATGGCAATTTCTTTTTCAGGATATACTTTAGTTCCTGACCTGCAACATTGGTATAGAGAATTTGTCCTTGGATCCGTCATTAACAAAGGAAGAATTCCTCCTCCAACAGATATTGATCCAATTAAATTTCCAGAACAATCATTTACAAACGTTTTATTTAATGATGATTATGCATTGGATTATTATGAATATACATACTCATTAGTTACTGATTTCTTTTGTGTCCCAGCACAAGCATCTAGAAGACTACAAATTTATCCAGGAATGTGGCAATATGTAAATCTAGATGTAGATGGTGATAATATTTTCGAACTAAATAATGATGATCTAATAATGTTAGATGCGTTATTAGCATATAGAATGTGGGATTCAACAGCATTAACAGTAATTGATTCAACATCTACAAGTGTAATAATAGATTCAACTGGTGGGTTTGCAATTATTAGTAGTAGCGTTGATGCATTAAGTACATGTCTATCTAAGATGATATATCTTTATTTAGATCTACAAGTTAATGGAAATTATGAAGGATACAACAATTTAGATTTAGTTTCTACTTGTGATTTGCATCCTAAAAGTTTATTATGTAATATGTTTGAGTCATATTTGATAGATGCATATATGAAGTATATGATAGATAATGTTCCTAATTTAATACAACCTTGTCCACCAGAATTATCAACATAAGGAGATTTAATGTTCACTATAGATTCCTTTTGGAAACTACTTCAAATAGTACAAGGCGGTACTGCCGATGATGATGTAACTGAAGCTATTATAGCTTTAGCCAAGAACGAAGCAACTTCAGCAGAAAAACTTTTTTCTACAGTAATTGATCAAGCTGCATTTTCTACCGCTGACTATTATGGGTTAAGAAATTTCATTAGAGATCTATACGCTACACATAGAACACTTACTACATATCAGACAACTATTTCAGATGTTTGGAAAATGCCAAATGATCAACTTGATGAATTGTTTAGAAGTTTTGGTTATCCATATTCAACAAGTATAAGGCACCCTACTGGAAATGAATCTCCACAAATTAAAATAAATTTCTTTCTTGATTTAGTTAATTTATACAAAAGAAAAGGAACCCCTCAAGCTTTATTAGATCTACTTAATTATTATGGAATTAATAAAGTAGATCTATATGAACTATCATTGTTATGGGATGATAGAGTTTATGGTAACTCAAATGATATTATTTTTAAGACAAATAAAATAGCTGGAACAAGTGAGGACAAATCTAATTTATATTTTGATTTTGAATTTATTACTGAGCGTGATCCTCACTGGTTACAAACTAAAGATCAAGTTAAATATTTGCATACTATTAATAAAATTAATTTTCCATCTCAATCTCCTTATTTTGCAATCAAGCCAGTTTACGATGAAAAAACAATTGATGCTGAAACTGGTATTATCTCAAGACAAGTTAAAGACCAATATACACAATGGGTTTTAGCTGGTTCAAAACCAGAAGATACAGATCCTACTCTTCCTCAAGATGCCCTATTAACTATTACAGGCGACCAATGTTCATTTTTAACTAACTACCTAGCTTGCGTCTATACATTTAACAAGTTATGGACTGTAGGATCTCCTGCTGCTAGATATGTTTGTTACGACGGAACTAACATTTCAGTTCAAGATATTTTAGAAGAATTTGATACTATCGCAAATGTTAGAGTTGATACACATGCTCAATGGAAAGTATTATATGATAAATATTTAGATATATTTACTTTACCAATTTCTGAAAATTTTTTACAAGATCATTTAGATGCTAGAGATGTTTTAACAATTCTTAATCCTACGGTTAAAAGTAATCTTGATACATTATCAATCAGTTTAGAAGAAGTATTGGGTTCGTTATTAACTGATCTTGGAGAATGGATCAGATCATATATGAGTTTTGGTTTTACTAATATTGGTTATATTCTTTTTGGGCTTGATTCTTTATTTAGTAATTTAAGAAAAGTTATTGAGTTCTTTAAACCATATAGAGCTAGACTTATTCCTCTTGAATATTTACAATTTACAAGTAGATTATTTAACTCAGTAATTGTTGAAGATCAATTCAATTTTGATGTTAATTTACAATTTCATGATTTCTTAACTGGTGATAGTGAACCATGTTGTAATGGAGAAATTAACTGTTTCAGCGAAGATGTTAGTGATTTAATTAAAGTTAGTGCCCCTATAGTAAGTGATGATTCTTCTATTACTGTTTTTCTTCCTGATCCAATTCTAGATACATATTCAGTCGTTCCAACAATGTCAAGCAGATCTAGTGATTTAACCCAAGCTGGTTCTTTTGGAATGATTATAACCAGCAAAGGAGTAAATCAATTTGAAGTCTTACTCAGTAGTCCAACTTCAAATTTTGATTATTGGTTAGATTTTATTGTGATGAAATCTGGTTCAAATGCAGGAATACAAGGGATTCCAGTAGGTAATCAAGTTACAGTAACTTTACCTGTAGTTCAAGCTGATTCTAATTATCCTTTGTTAGTTTCAATAGAGAATTTAATTAATCCTACTCCTTCTAAGTATGCATATACAATTATTGATAAAACACCAACATCCTTTACAGTTAAATTCAGTGATGATATTGATTCTGCTGATTATTTTCTAAACTGGATTATTCCTAATTACGGAAAAATAGAAACTACACAATTTACAGATACTATTCAAACTATAGTTTTACCAGAAGAACAGACTAACAATTATTATGCCGTTTCACTATCAATAGAAAATTTAATTGATCTAAATTCTTCACAATATTTATATACAGTTGTTGATAAAACAACACAAGATTTTAAAGTTAAGATGAATGCCCCTCCAGATTCAACTAACTACAATATAGTTTGGAACTTATTTAGATATAGAGATACAATAGGAAAAGGAGATGTAGAAGAAGATGTTTGTATTCAAGATGCAACTTCATGCCTACAAACTCAAACATATTCTAGAGAATTTTACGATTGCGGATCATTTCATGATGAAGGAGCCGTTACTGACGCTCCAAGAGAACTATTTATTGAAATTCATGATAATATATATGATAATTTAAGATGCCCTATTGTTGATACTACTGGTTTTGTAGTTAATGAAGTTAATACTAGAATATATAAAAGTAATGTTGAAGTAATTCCTTATGGAACAAATACAATTCGATACAATATGGAAGGGGATGAAGAACCTGATCCTTATTTTTCTTTAGTAGCTTGTATTAGCAATGTTGATTATCCTGATTCATCAATCCTTTCTTATGTTATTGCAGATAAAGATGTTTTTAGTTTTAGAATAGATTTGTCCGATGTAACTGAAAATCCTGGTTACAGAATAGATTGGACAAAGAGTAGAGACCCTGATAATTCTGGATTAAAAGGTTTATCTACTGGAGATATGTCAACTACAGTTAATTTTACATCTCCTAAAGATACAACATCTCCAATTTTAATTGCATTGGAAACTACTGATACTACTTCTGTTAGTCAAATCTCTTATGAGATTACAGGAAGAACAATTAATGGATTTACAGTTAGATTCTCACACCCAATGCCAACTAACAACTATATTTTAAATTGGATTATTCCAACAAATGTAAATAGTGGAATAGAACCATTACCAAATGGGTTGGATGAGGTAACAGTTGTATTTCCAAATCCAACATTAAATGAAATGAACGCTGTTGTTTCGTCAATTGTTAATATAGCTGATGCAACATCAAGTATTTATCCTTTTCAAGTAATTGAAAAAACTATAACAAGTTTTAAAGTTAAATTTGCATCTCCAATTGATTCTAATAATTACTATTTTTCATGGTATGTTCAAGGAGCAGAAAACAAACTTGATGAACTTCTATTTATTCAAACAGGTGGGTTTAGACACTTTGATGAAGAAGGAATTTTTGATTGTACTCATGGATTTGATTTAGTAAGTATTACAATTGAAGATATTACAGATTATATGTTGCTTGAAGATGGATTTTATATACTACAAGAAAATGGAGATCGTGTCCTTCTATAAGTTTCCATCCGCATAAACAGTGACTTTCTAACGTATTGTTAACCTGAGAATCCTGCCTTTTGATTTAGAACAAAAAAATAATAAAGTTTCATCGTAACATAATTGTAAGTTATTGGAGGAACTGAATGACAATATATCCAGGGTTGTTAGATTTTGTAAAGCAAGAAATTTTAAATGGAACATCAACAAAACAAATTTATGAACAAGCAAGTTTAAATTTTAATTATTCATACCCTATCAAGTCTTTTTATAAGTATGTATCAAGAGTTAAAAAAGCATTAACAGAAAAAGAGATTTCAGATGCAGGAGAAACTAGAGAAAGTATAGAAGAAAAGTTTATTAATATTCTAGAAAAGAAAAGAAGTGTTTCAGGAGATGAACTTTGTGAGCAATTAAGTTGTTCTCCTAATGAAATCTTTGATTTGATTACACAATTTAGAAAGAAAGGTTATGAGATTGTTTGTGATGATAGAAACATCATATTAAGTACAGATATAACTTCAGAAGGTGAAGTTATAGAATCCCCCCTTGAAGATAAAGAAATTATCTTTGGAGTAGCTTCAGATATTCACTTCGGATCAAAAGCATGCCAGATAACAGCACTAAATGAGTTTGCAGAAATATGCAGAAAGAAAGGAGTAAAATATATCTTTTCTCCTGGTGATCTTTGTGCAGGATACAATGTATATCCAGGACAGCAATTCGACTTATATGCATTATCAGCAGAAGAACAAGAGGAATCTGTTATACTCAATCTTCCAAAAGGGTTTGAGTGGTATGTACTAGGTGGAAATCATGATTACTCGTTTATCAAAAGAGGAGGTGGGCACAATTGCCTATTGGCTATTGAGGCGCAGCGACCTGATTTTCACTATGTGGGGTTTGACGATGCTGATATTCCAATACTACCGGGTGTCGATTTAAAAATGTGGCACCCAGCAGGAGGTGCGCCATATTCATATTCTTACAGACTTCAAAAAGGAATTGAGCAAGTAGTATATAATGAACTAGCAAATATTTCAAGAGATTTTAAAGAGAAACCAAGTGTTAGATTTGTTTTGGCTGGGCATTTACATATTCAAGTTCAAGCTATGTTTGGTTCAATTTTTGGGATGCAATGCGGAACATTTGAAGGTCAAAGTAATTATTTGAAAAGGCTTGGGTTACACCCTCAAGTTGGTGGTTATATTGTTAAAGCTGATATTTCAAGAAATGGTCTTTTAAGAAACTTTAATGCAAAGTTTTATATGTGGCCAAAACAAGATCCAGAAGATTGGAGACATTACAAACATTCAATAGATAAACCAGAAATTTTCAAGCCAATATTTAGCTAAAAAAAGAGAGGGAGGAGACCAAAAGCCTCCCTCTCTTCCTCCGCCGTTCGGTCACCCTACTTGGCAAAGAAGTGCAAGACGCCCCAGTAATAGAGGCATCCCATAAAACCGGCACCGAGTCCGAAGCAGACCACATTGGTAGTCCAGTGGTCGATCTTTCTGGCCCATTTGGGTTCCGAGTAATCATAAACCATTGTCGGAGTCCTACCGAGATTTTCGGTTTCCTTTCCCTTGATGTACTCTTTCACCAATGAAGGATCGACCTTAGTGGTGTACTTCTGCCGGTCTCCTGGCTCAGCCTTTCCGCGAATGTGCTGAAGCCCTTTTATGGAGTTAGGAACTGGTTGACCGTTTACTTCAACCACCTGATCATCTGCAGTAATCATGTAAGTTTTAGACATAAGTATTAATCCTCCCTCCTAGTTTGTAATTAAGTTCGCGCATCTGTGGCATACGCATGAAATATTCAGTTAGATCTTTACAACATCTAATACAATAGTGCCCCATTCCTGGAATAATAGACCTGCGGTCTTCCCCGACTCTTTGGAATAGGCCACAAGACCAGCAGGTAAATTCCCTGTAATAAATTGGTGTGGAGTGCTCTTTTCCTCCCAAGTCGCACCACCCGCAAGCGTAAATCTCAAACCCCTGCTCGGTGGTTTCAACCAATTCCATAACTTGACCACAGCGATCACAAGATGGTCCCATTAATCCTCCTTTAATGAGTTGTTAATTGCCCAAAAAGTATTGAAGATTGCAGCACCAGTATAGAATCCCCATTCCACATATGCTTGTTCTGTACTGGAGTTTTCTTCTAGCCACTTAATATCTCCATCGTTTCCTCTATAACGAATGGGATAAGTTGCAGTTTCAATTAATGTCATAGTGTTAAATCCTAGAGCGAAATCAGACCCTTTGGTTGCCGGAATAATATTAAGAACTGTACCAACTATTGTTTGTCCAACGAAGCCAGATCTATTGATCCACGCTTTTTCTGATTCAGAAAAGTCTCTTTCAAACCAGAGTTCTGTTCCCCTAAATTCAAAGTCGCCTCCAAGGATTACTTTTCCAACCAGATAATGAGACCCTTCATGAACCACGACTGATGTTACTGCACCAAGGAAAACCTGCCCCCATTTTCTCTCCTTGATCCATTCAGGGTTAACGCCAAAGAAATAAAAATCGAACGCTAATGCTGATGATGTAAAAACAAAGATGATAATTATACTAATAATACTTTTTTTCATATTCCTCCTTTATAAATTAGGTAATTAACATCTCTTTCAATCATTAATATATATAGCAATATTCCATATTATTTAGAACAAATAAATGTAGGGCAAAACCAACAGACTTTAAACTAAAATACTCAAGATCTTAGTCTGTGATCTTCAAGGAGAAATGCCATGACGTACAAAGATCATTTCGTAGTAGAAGTAAAATGTGCAGGAAAGATTCTAAGAGTTCAAAACGGAGCAGTATACCTACCTTTTGGAAGTGAATATTCCATCCTTCTAAAAAATCTAAACACAAAAAGAGCTGCAATTAAAGTAAGTGTTGATGGGCAAGATGCGTTGGATCATCATCAATTAGTTTTAGACCCAAATGACTCAACAGAACTAATGGGATTTATGCAAGGGAATGTAGCTCGAAATGCATTTAGATTCATTCAAAAAACAAAACAAATTCAAGATCATCGTGGGGATAAAGTCGATGATGGTTTAGTTAGAGTTGAATTTGCATTTGAAAAACCAAAACCTGAAGTTATTACAAAAACAATTATTCATGAAGTTCATAAGTATCCTTTTAGTTATCCATATGTTTGGTATGATCATTCTTCACCAAGTTGGCATTACACATATGGATCAACCAGTCGAGGTAGTGTGAGAGGAATGTCTGGTGGTGCTTCTGGACAAATGATTGGTTCAGTTCAGAATAGCTCTATGCCTGTTGGAGAAGTTAACACTTGTTATAATGTTAGTGTTGAGAATCTATCATATCAACCAAACAAAGATGAAGGAATTACAGTTAAAGGAAGTGAAGTATATCAAGCATTTAATTATACTTCAATTGGAGAACTTGAACAAGCTGAAGTTATTATTATTCAATTAAAAGGGTCTGGAGACACCGGAGTTGTTGTCGAGAAACCCATTACAGTGCAAACAAAGTTAGTTTGTAAAACATGCGGTACAACATCACCATCCAACAATAAGTATTGCTCTAATTGCGGTACATACTTATTGAGCTAAAAAAATAAATGCCCTACTAGGGGCGTGTGAATACTAACACACGCCCCTAATATTTCTTTGGTATTAGAGGACGATGACTGCCCTCTAACCTCCAAAGTAATTCGCCAGAGATTCGGGTTCCATTAAGAACCCGTTTGTGTTCTTTTGACGTAATCTGAAAGAACTCATATGATAGTTCTTCAGCAACTCCAACAGCTTCTTCCAATGAATCGAATCCCTCATTAACTTTGACCATATGGTTTTTATCTCTATACCATAATAGCACTGTGCCCTCCTTCATAGGCTAACGGTTTTTAATAATCAGCGGAGTGATCATGCTGTCAATCCGCTGGAACCCCTGAAACTGCTCCAGGTAGGTGATGAACAAGGTACCCTGAACATCAAAGGCACCCATAATGATTTTGACATCCTGCCTAAACTCGACGCTGAAACCTTTCATCAGATTAAGGATATCAAATGGTTTCTGCCTCATCAAATAAACTGGACTTCCATTGTTGATAACTTTGAGAATGTTCATGCTTCCTCCTTTAAAAGGTTAGTTGGTTTCTCACATATTAATATATATACCAATTGCTTGCTATATTTAGAACAAAATTACACAGAAAACGTCTTTACGGTTAAAGGATATCAATATGGACAAACAAGTCAAAACTACAGAGATCATTATTAAAGAACATTATGGTGAACATTGTTTGAACGATTCCGTTAATAGAAAAGTTAGTGAAGTAAGATCTCCAAAAGGGTTCGTAGAGATTTATGATGTTTTAGAGGATGGTTCAAAAAAGTTAATTGGTAAAAATAATTTAGTTTTATATATGGGAAGAGAATGGCTTGCATCTAGAGCATTTAATTTAGCTAATCCATACATTAGTCAAAGTCAGAGTGAATATCTTTCTTGGTTTGGTTTAGGAGATGGAGGGGTTATTCCAGGAGACCCATTCAATCCTTCGCCACCAGTAATTACACAAACTGATTTATCTTCAAGAATTATGATTAGTGCAACAGATGCATCATGTGCTGATTATCATGTTATTTCATCTGGGTATCCAGAAGAAGGATTTTACAAAAAACCATTTGAAGGAATTGAATATCAAATAGATTCTCTAAATGATGATAAGTATTTAATAGTTAAAGTTTCAATAGCAATTGCATCTACAGATGCAAATGGAAAACAATTAAGCGAAGCAGCACTATTTACGTCAGAAAGTAATGCTGGGAGTTATACAGGTCCATTCAATATATTTGCAAGAGTTACATTCCCTTCAATTGTAAAAACTTCAGATAGAAGATTGATCTTTGCGTGGTTCTTATATTTCTAAAGGATTTTAAAATTTTAGACCTGGTAGAAAAGAAGGATTATAAATAGAGGTAATTAATATTAGAGAATAAAATTTTTTCGGAGGAAAAAATATCATGGCCAATGTTTCACCAGGTGTATATAGTAAAATTATAGACCTATCAACATTTGTACAGGCAGTTCCATCAACAATTGGTTTTATCGCTGCTCTAACTGAGAAAGGAGAGGATAACGTACTTAAGTTCATCGGCGGAAGATCAGATTACATTTCAGAATTTGGTGAACCAAACATTACAGCTTATGGAAAGAATTTTGGGCAAGGACCATATTGTGCTTATAACTATTTAGGCGAGTCTGGTTCATTGTATTTCATGAGAGTTCTTTCAGATAATGCTGCATATGCAAACATGAGTATTGATTGCTTGTTTGGAGCATTAGATACTACAGCTGGTTTTCAAATTTCATATTTGAATAACATTAACAGCAAAGATGAGTTACAAACAAATCTATTACAAGATGGAACTAGATATCCAATTTGTATTTTGTATCCAATTGGAAGAGGGCAATGGTATAACAAGATTTCTGTTAGATTAACTGAGGTTGCGAATCCAACTCTTTGGGATACATATACATTAGACATCTATGAAAAACAATCAGATGGAGAAGATGTTATTATTGAATCTTTTGAAGTTTCTTTTAATCCTCTAGCAAGGGATATCAATGGAGACTCTCTATGGATTCAAGATGTTCTAGCATTTTATTCAAGTATGTTAAGAGCTGAAATGATTATTGATGCAGATACAGCAAGATACTCATCAGGATATGATATTAACATTAGAGTATATGATAAAGATATTGGAACTACATCTGCTGATTTAACAGTTGGTTCAGCTTTATTGACAGATAACAAACAAGATTTTACTGATTGGCAAACTATTTCAGGTACAGAGTATGAATATGTTGTTATCGCAAAAGATGCTAGAGGAAATGAAATTTGGGGTTGGCTTGGTGCTGCTTCAGGAACATACGATGAATCAATTATGGTTTATGATAGTAGAGTTATTTCAGGGGCAACACAGAAATGGAATGGTAATGTTGTAGAATTTGATGCAAGTGGTTCTGTTGAGTACAGAATTAAAAAGTCTTATGGTAGTGTAGCTGAAGCTTTTATTAGTTCAGAACCAGCTCCATTAAGAAAGGGGTCAGACGGAGATTTAATTCAATCTGATGGTTCTCTAGACACAGCAGAAGCAACACAATTACTATCCCAAGCATATAGTGGACTTATTGATGATAAGGTTTTAGATACAGAAAATTACTACATGTCAATGGTGTTTGATTGTGGTTACCCTGATGATGTTAAATCTTCAATTGTTACACTATGTAGAACCAGACGTGACTGCGTGTGTATTATGGATAATGGTGATAATACAAATGTTAATCTATCATTAAATGCTAGAAGAAATGTTCATACATACAACACATACTTTGCAGCTCTTTATGAATCATATAGTAAAGTATATGATATATTTACCGGCGTTGATATGTGGGTATCTCCAGTATTCCATATGTCATATATTCTACCAAGAAATGATAATGTTGCTGAACTATGGTTTGCAGCTGCTGGTTTCAACAGAGCTACAATTGACACAATTAAAGACTTGAGATTCAATCCAAAACTAGGAGAAAGAGATCAATTATATCTAAAACAATTAAATCCAATTGTTAAGTTCAATCCTGGTTATGTAGTTTGGGGTCAATTGACTTCACAAGCAAAAGCAAGTGCTCTACAAGATCTAAATATTGTTCGTCTAGTATTATACATTAAGAGAGCATTTGAAGATTTCTGTCGTTACTTTATCTTTGAACAAAATGATGAAATTACTTGGAGTCAAGTTGCAACACAATTAGTTGAGTTCTTAGAAGTAATCAGAAAGAAAAGAGGGTTGTATAATTACTCGGTTGATGTTGGCGCTTCTGATTATGAAAAGAAGACCAAGAAATTCCATGTTAATGTTACACTACAACCAACCAGAGTTGTTGAACAAATTGAGTTGAATTTCTTCATTCAATAATCTTTAGAAAAAAATAAAGGGTGGTGCCGAAAGACATCACCCTTTATTTTCGTTGGATCTACTTATCAGGCGGAAATCCAAGAGCAACAGCAGAAATAGAATGTTTCAATGACCCTCCAATCCATTTGTCTGTGTAGACCAAATAAACAAGAGTATTCTTTTCTGCATCATACCACCGAGCGATCTTCATCTCCTTAGTTCCAATTGATTTTGATACACTTGCAATCTCAAGACGGGTGCTTTTATTTACAATCTGCTTTCCATCTTTATCAACAGGAACAGGGCTGGTAAGTCTGGTTGCAATAGAAGTATTACTTGGATCAGCTAATGCAAAGAATTGACCACTTTTAATACTTGTAAAATAAATACTTACGAAAGGATTATCGGGGTCATCAATACGGATAACTCTAATTCTATCATTTCCTTCAATAATACGTTGTACCGCTTCAACTTCTCCAATACTTTTTTGAGCAAATACATTGGGCACTATAAGAAATAGTGCAAACAATAGTGTAATGAAAATTTTCACTGCGGTGTTCCTTTCTGTTTATTTTGAAGATATTTTAAAGTTGGATTCATTACCATCAAATAATATAACCAGCACAATATTATCTCAAACCACCATACCCATTTAGTTCCAGAAAATACTTCCATAATAGTAAGAATAAGAGCTCCTAACAACATTAATCCTATTATGTATTTGAGCACATCTCCTCCATTTTTTTATTTGCATCGGTTTGAAATTTTTCAATATCCTCTAGAGCTTTCTTTGCTTCATCAATTACATCTTGACTAAAAAGTTGTACAATATTTATAACTATAAAACTAATTCTTTTAACTTCTTGCCCTCGTATATAAGTATATCTTCCTTCTTCCCAGCGTTGACAAAATTCTAAATACGGTTTATCACGATAATTTTTTCTAATCGGATTATGATAATTTTTAATGATAAGTCCTAATTCATCTAAAATATGAAGAAAATAAGAAAATACATATGGGTTTATTAATGCATTATTCATACTAGAAAAAATCGGAGAACATGTTACTGCCATTGAGACAGCTTCTAATAATTTTGAATCAATATTTTTTGCTTTAAACATACCCATTTGTTCTCTCATAGATAAGAAACTTTTAATATCAAAATTTTGCGGAACTGCAACTACTTCGCATATATTATAATTATCAATAGACATATTTAAATCTCTATGATCAGTTGGGTCGTCATTATTCATATTCATTTTATACCTTTCATAATTCGATTGGACAGGTGTTGGAAGTTTTAGATAACACTTTTCTAAAATACGAGAAAGAATGCCCATTCAACCAGATCTCCTGTAAATTTGTATCTGTCAATTTTGTTTCTGAATTTGAGTTTGCAAAACTACATGGCATAAATTTCATATCTGGAGAAATGTATGCTGACATTCTGGCACCTTCACATGTGTCAACACACATTCTTTGTACTTTTTCCATTTCTACATATTTTAAGACATGATTAACTAAACAGCTATCCATACCAATTTTACATTTTCTTCGTTTCTTGCTTACCACTAATTCAGAAAATAATTTAATTTGATGAGGCAATGGTCTTAAGTCAACATTCTTTCCAGCACCCTGAGGTTTGAATAATAAGAAGATTACTGCATTGATTTTCTTGAGATCAATATTATATACAATTCCGCCTCTATTTGAAATATTACTTTTGTAAGGATTATATCCATAAAGAATTTGCAAGCATTCTTGATATGATGCATTAGAAAAAATCTTATGAATATTAGTTTTAATCTTAGCTTTTGTAAACTTTTTTATTGCCTCAAAAGTAAATTTCTGATTATAGTCACTAACTGCAACTGCACCACACATCTTTGAGATTTCAACTTCTTCATCTGTTAGATCAATACCACTCGTTGTATAGTTTGGAATAATGTTGCTATTTCTACAATATTCAATAATCTCTTTGAAGTTTTCATGCTTATTTGGATCGCCTCGTCCACCAAGAGCTACTTGATTAACGTGATGGCTAACTTGATTAATTATTGATTTGAAATCTTCAAGTTTCATATTTGGTTTATCTTCATGACCCTGATAACAGAAAGGGCACTTCCTTTTGCAGGTTCCCATTATTCCAATATCTAATAAAGAAGGAAGTTCTAAAACGAATGGATCTTCTTTTCCATTGATTCCAGTTAGAATCTCAACTCCATTTTTCATATCAAAGATAATTCTATAATTATCATTTGAAAATATTTTAACTGATCCTGTGCATACTTTGATTTCTTTTTTCACGCATTTCTCCTTATTTAAGAATTAAAAAAATAGTTAAGTCATTCATTCAAGTATTAATATATATAGTATTAAATTGTTTTCAGCAACCGGTTTGCCTAAAAAATTAGAACAAAATATAAAATGTTGCATAAGGTAAATAATGAGAAATAAATCAAATAGTAATGAATCTATTTTCCCGATGGATTCATTCTCAAAACCTTTCCGAAAAAAGAAAGTTTTATATACGGTTTACCCTGAGAACAAACAGATAACAACTATGCCTAGAAGGGCGATGATTGATTTAGATGGTACTATTCATAAATACTCACAAGGTTATTCAGATGGTAGTATATATGATGATCCATTTGAAGGAGCTAGAGAAGTAATAAATTGGTTAAAGTCTCAAGGGTATGAAATAGTTATTTTCACAACTAGAGCATCAAAACAAAATGCAGTGGAAATGGGCGGAGATGCTTCAGAAGAAATATATAAAGTTGCAGATTGGTTGAATAAAAATGATATTTACTTTGATAGAATTACAGCAGAAAAATTAGCTGCTGATTTCTACATTGATGATAAAGCTATTAGTATCGAAGACGGAGATTGGAATTCTGTGTTCGATGCTATACAAAGACGTGTTAAATATAAAGTGTGATTTATATAGCAATCTAGGAGGAATAAATAAATGGCTATTAAATATTCTTTTGCTCAGTTAGGCGAAAATATTTTGACTAGAAAATTCGGTGGTACTACAGTTGGTGTTGCTGATCCTTATGTAACTGGTTATCATTTTGTTTGGTTTGATAAACTTCCAACTGGTTTAGCTAGTTATGTTGCAGGTACAGGAAACAGTGGAATTTCGTCAGAAGGAGAAATTAAAAATATTCTTGCTGCATCTTGTACTGGAGTTTCAACTATTCCAGGAGGTACTCTAAATAAAATTGAGTACACTGGGTTAGGCGGTATTAAATGGGCAGTACCAGGAAATATTGATTATGGTAATGCTGTCTCAATGAAGTTTATTGAATTTAACAAGACACCAATTCTAGACATTTTTCATGGTTGGGTTAAGATGATTAGAGATTATAGAACTGGTGTTACTGACCTAGAAGATACAGATGACGGAAGTGGATACACAAAGAAAACATATGCTGGGTTAGTTTATTACTGGACAACTGCTCCCGATGCCAAAACAGTTGAATTTTTTGCATGTTATGATGGAGTTTTCCCTTCAAAAGATCCTCAAGATTTATTCATCAGTGACGTTGAAACAGTTGGTAGATTAGATATTGAAATTGAATTTAACGTTGATTATGCTTGGAGAGAAAACTGGGTTAAAACAAAGTGCCAATCATTAGCTAATACTTTTGCAAACGTAAAGAACGTTGTAAAGGGCTATGGACAAAAGCAATCTTCAGGAACTTAATAAATTATCTACGAATAATCTCAGAACAATTGCTGCATTTTGTATTTATGAAAGCAATTTGTCAAAGTCTGAGAAGCTTTCGTTATTAGCATATGTGGAGTACGCTGCTAATAGAAAGCAAATTCTAGATACTGTTATTATACAGGAAGCAAGTCTTTTAGTTACTGCTATTATTATTGCATCAGCATTAGCATCTGGTAATAAAGCATATTATAAAATTTTTGCTCCATCTACTCAGGCTTGTAGAGAACAAGAAGATAAAAAAGGATGTTTAAAACAATTTAAACTCAATGGTCTGGCGGCTAAAAGAAATGAAGTTAGAAAACATATTTCTAAATGTGCTCAGACTATAAAACCAGAACAATGTCAAAAGACATTTTCTAATGTTCTCAAGAAAATTGAGAAACAAATTTCTGATACTAGATTAATGTAAAAGCGAACGAAAGGAGATTCAAAATGACATTCACAGGATTTAATATCAAGTATCCGGAGTATGAAGTTATTACTCCTCAGACTAAGAAATCTTTCACTTTGCGTTCTATGAACGTACAAGAGGAAGAAAGATTAAAAGGTAGTTTAGTAACTCCTCTTAAGGTTGCTGAACATTTAAACTCATGCATTTTTGACTCATTAGTTACTAAACCAGATAATGTTACAGATTTAGATTCATTTCTAAAAACTGTTACATTGAAAGATAGAGATGCATTGCTTTATGGTCTTTATCATATAACTTATGAAGAAATTAGAAATTATCAAGTCAAATGTTCAGGATGTTCAAACACACATTCAGTTACAGTTCAAGCATCAAGTACATTTAATTTTACTGCATACCCAGGTGCTGATATTATCAAAGAAAGACATAAAGTTGAGTTACCTAAAAGTAAAGGAGTATTTGTTTATGTTAAACAACCAACTTTATTTGATGAGTTAACAGCAATTAGAAGTCTTGGTAATATGCCTGGAACTACAATGGATTTAATTACTGAAACTTTAATTATTGATAAATTTGAACACACTCCAGAAACAACTGGGGTGCCAATTATTTATGATGATAGAGTTGATATTATTGATGCATATATGTCTTTGCCAGCTAGGGATAAAAGAATTATTTATCAAACATATGAAGATAAATTTGGCAAATATGGTATTCAATTAAAGATGAAAAGTTTTTGCCCAAGCTGTAGTAAAGAGGATATATATAATATAGAACTAGTGGAAAACTTTTTTCGTTCATTATACTCAGCATGAGGAAATTTCTAAACAGAAAGATGAAATGTCTGAGAATATATTTGCTTGTATGGAGATGAGTCACCAATCCTACATCGAAGTGGTTGCAATGCCAGTTAAAAGATTTTATGATTATTTAAAATGGAAAGCAAAACTTGAAGAAGAACGTCAAAAGAAAATTGAAGAAGAAAATGCTAAATTGAATCAAAAAATGAAAATAAAAACTAATTATAGGTTAAAATAATGGCTGACTTTTTAAAACGATTTAACCAAACTGTAGCAGGAACTAGAAATCAAATTTCAGATTATGTTTCCGTTATTGCTCCAGTTGGAGACTTCAGAAGAATTAATGATATTGAAGTTATTCTAAATTCTTGGAATAACATTTTAATCACTCCAAAAAGAAGCTATATTTTTGATCCAGAATATGGAAGTAACTTATATAAAATAGTTTTTGAACCAGTCGATCAAATTACTCAAGAAAAAATTAGGCAGGAAGTTATAGAGACTATTCAAAAATATGATGATCGAGCTAGTATAAGAAATGTTTCAATTAATTTTCTTCCTAATTACAAAGGATTTCAAGTTAATATTGATGTTTCTTATAAAGGAGATTCTTCTCAATTACAAGTAGTTATAGATCAGAATGTTTACTTTAAATTCTTTGAGAGTGTTCCACAATAAGGAGTAAAAATGTTAACTAATAAAGAAAGAAATATTTTAAAAGAATGTGGTCAAGAATATTTAAGAGAATTAGTTCTTGATAGTAAAGTAATTAAAGAACAAACTACATTTCTTGAACACGTTAAACTATTTTCTTATATTGATAAACTTTCATATACGGATATTATTAAATTAACAATTACAGAAGATGTTACAGCATTTGAAGGGAAATTTAAAAAATTTCTTAAATATTCATTTGCTGCTATTGCTGGAAGTTCATTCTTTGGTTTGGCCCCTCCCATTTCAATGTTTGCTCTTTATATTTATAGAAAGTTAAATGACTCATGTGAAAAGAAATGTTATGCTAATATTCCATTTTCAAAGAAAAGAAAAATATGTAAATATCAATGCCAATTAGATATAGCAAGAAAAATTACAGATGATTTAAGATCTGATATTGGTAAATGCGATGATTTTAGAAATCCTGATAAATGTGAAAGAAGTTTAAGAAAAGAATATATGAAATGGGCCAAAAGAGTTCAACAACTTCAAATTAAATTAAGGCAATCACAACTAGACAATAGAGAGAAACCAGAATTTAAAGGTTCTGCAAGATATAGAGCAGAAAGTATAATTAGAAAATTTAATATTTCTAATGAAGAGATTTCTACATTTATTAAAGAAAATAAAGAATTAAGAAATAAACTACCTTTCAGAAATCATTTAAAACTATACTATGAATTTGCTGTTCTAAAAAAAAACGAAGCGATAGTTGAACCACCAAAAAGAGATCCTAGAAAAGAAAAGATTTTGAATACAATTTTAACTATAGGAATGGTCCCAATACCTATCCCTATGGCTATGGTTGTAATGAATTATTTACTTAATAAAGTTAATTTTTCTTGTTTAAGTAAATGTTTAAACCAAAGCAAATATCCAAAAAATGTTTGTTATGCACAATGCGATTGGTTATCAATAAGAATGGTTGTTAATGAATTAGAAAAACAACTTACCAAATGTGAAAAGGTAGAAGAAAAAACTAAATGCAAACAAAAAGTATTAAAACTTCTTGAAGATTGGAAACAAAAAGAAGTTGAATCTAAAATAAAATTCGATTCTGAACTTAGAATAGCATATAAAAAGTTACAAAAAGAAAAACAAGATCGAGATAGGGAGAAGGAAAAACAATAATGGATTCTCACTACATGCAATTATATAGTCGTATTTATGACTATATTCATGAGTATCAAGATTTACTATATAATTATTATAGTAAGCATGTAGTTGCCTATTTAGCTACTTATTATAATCTAAATGTTACCGACTCAGTTTGGGATACCGATTTAATGGGTGGATCGTATGAACCAGTAGGGGAATTATCAGGAACAAAAAGAAACAAAATTTTATTATTGCCTGTTTTCTTTACTGAAGATATGTCAGTTTCATTTGATGCACAAGATATTGGTTACACTAGATATTCAGAAACTGTTTTGGTTATTCCTAGTAGTTATAATCTAAAACCTTATCCTGGCGATATAGTAAAATTTGAAAGTTCATTTTTAAATCCAACTTCTGATAACTATCCAGTATATCAAGTAACTGGTGTTGAAATTCACCCACCAACTGAAAGAAGATTCTGGAGATTAAGAACACAAGTATTTCAAAGTTTTACATTAGATCAAATTGAACCATCAGTTGAAAATGTATATTCATTTGTTGAGTATACTAAGCAAATTCATACTTTACCAGATGCACAATTTATTTCAAAATTATTAGTAAAACATGAAACTCTACGCGAATGTTTGAAAAATATGTTCGATAAAAAAGCTGGATTTTATTTTCCATTAAGAAACGTTATTCCTTGCTAAAGGAGATTAATAATGGCAGAAACAACTTTATCTAGTCAGATTTATACTTCTAGAGATAGTATAAGAGAACAAATCAGTGACCAAGTTAAGAACTATTTGGAATTAGAAAATGTAGATCTGACCAAATCATCATTTTTGAGTTTCATGATTGATATTCTTTCTACCCTAACTAGTAATTTATTGTTTTATCAAATATCAGCATACAGAGAATTCTTTCTTACAAAAGCTCAATTACCAGACTCAATTTTAAATCTTTCAGCATTTTTGGGGTATAATACCAGAGAAGCTACCCCCGCTACTGCTGTTGTTCTTTTAACATTCCCATTTGGTTTTGAAGACCCAAGTGTTCAATTTGTATTACCAAATGGTTTTAAATTTAGAGCAAATACTGATGTAGAATTTCGTACTACTTATGAAACAACTGTGGTAGTAACAAACAACGCAAATGTAACTGTTACAGTTGTTGAAGGTGTAAAAAAGTATAACCTTTATGTAAATAAAACTGTTGATTCATTCCAATTTACTTTACCATTAACACAAGTAGTAAATACAGAACAAGAATTTCAAATTGATAGTGATACTCAACAATATCAATTCGTTAATATTGATGTCCCTATTTCAGGTGAAGTTGCATCTTTAGTTGTTAAGATTAGAGAACCAGGAAGTGCAGGTTATACAATTTGGAACGAATATCAAAGTTTATTCTTAATGTCAAATACAGATAAAGGATATGTTTCAAGAAGAACAGATACAGGAAGAAGAATTAGTTTTGGTAATGGTTTATTTGGAGTTCAACCAACTCCAGGTTCAAGTGTTATAGTAACAGTAGGTGTTACAGATGGTGAAAATGGAAACGTAATTGCAGGGTCAATTAAAGATGGAGACAGAGTATATATAACTACTGGTAGTGGCTCAACACAACTTGTTGATTATTCTGTTATAAATGCCTCTCCTGCATTTGGTGGTATTAACGAAGAATCATTAGAATCAGTTAGAAGAAATTCAATTGCATCTCTTACATCTTTGAATAGATTAGTAACAGAAAATGATTATAAGAATATAAATGTTATTGTTGAAAATTCTCCTATAGCTCAAAACTCACTTCCTGTATTGAAAAGATCTGATCTTCAAGTCAATGAAATTGAATTATTCACAGCTATTATATTTGGAACAGGAGAAGATGAAGTAGATAATTTAGTTCCTACTAGAAATGCTAAATACTCAGTGCCTACTAGTCAATATAGAATTCCAAGAGATACTATTATTGACATTGGTGGTGTAGATTATTTAACTATATTTGATATTGATATTGACATTATAAACGAAGTAGGTAATTATGAATATACTATTTATTCTGTTAAGATAACTCCAGCTTTAGAAACTAGTTATCCAACATCATCATATAATATAGTTGCAGATCAATTGCATGTTTATTCTGAAGGTACAAAAGGTGTTTTTAGACTTCATTATTCTAGCGATGAAGTTGATCCTGAGTTATGTAGTTGTGAGTTTAAAATTAGGTCAAGTGGTACTACTGCTTTAATGACTAATGATTCAACTGCTAGTGAGTTTGTAGTTGAGTTTGATCCATATACTACATTGCCAACAGATGAGCAATTCTTTGATTTTACAATTTCAGATCCATCTAATAATTTAGTTGCTACTTATTCTGGTCAAGTAACATTTAGAAAACCACTTAGTAATTTTATGAGATCAAATGCATCAGTTGATGGTACAAATATTATAGTATATGATATTCCTGTAATTCAAAAAGAATATTATGATTCTATTGATAAAGAAGTATTTGAATTACAAATTTTACAAAATATAATTTCATCAATGGATTTGTCTGAATATAAAATGCTTACAGATTTCTCTAATATTAAATTTACTAATACAACTGGAATAATGCAAAATATGCTATTAAATCAACCTACTATTTCAGATGTTATTGATATAGTTACTGCTCCACCTCCAACTGCTAATGTTGGGGATAGATATATTTTAGTTGGTGTTGATTGTGCTAATGATCCATTAACAGGAACAATTATTCAATGTATTGACTCATCAGCATATCCAGTAGTTTATTTATTTGATGAACCAACTGCAGATGCTATAGTTTATGTTGTTAATAAAGATATGAATTATATTTTCTCTGATAATGGTTGGATTGAACTTCCTTTATATAATATCCCATTGGAAATTGAAATAGAAGTTTTTAGATCTTTATCATATAGCGGTACTGTAAGTTCCTTAATAAATACAGTAAGAGAAACTATATATAATACATTTAAAGAACGTTTCGGAAGTAATGCAACTATTTATCGTTCAGAAATTATTAATGCAGTTCAAGAAATTGACGGGGTAAGTCACTGTAGATTAAAGAAACCTGAAACTAGTATATTCTTTAATTTTGAACTTATTCAATTAACTGAAGATCAATTATTAGAATATGGCCCTGAGTATGTTTATTTTACAAAAGATAGTATTACAGTTAGGGTGGTATAATGGAAGAACTATTTAAAAAAGAAAATGTACAAGATCTTCCTTTAAGAAGATTAATTACTAAGTTGGTTTCTACTAACTTAGGAAGTTTATCAGATCCTTGTTTCGTACCAAGTACTAGAAAAGATTATTATGATTTTTTACATTACACTGGTTTAACTGATAGTGAAGTTGGCGATTATAGAAAAAGAATGTGGAAAGGAAGAAAAGAAGAGAAATTTGCAAATTTATTTAAAGATAATCCTACTACATTTTATCTTTCACTTCTATCATATTTCTTGAAAAACAATGATGCAATTGGATATGAATCTCTTTTTATTTATTTTACAATTCGTCAATATAGTCAACAGATGGCAAGATATTTTTCAAAATATTGTAATCCGGAAGTGTTTACTTATTCTTTAAATTCTTTAACAAAAACTCATTTATTTTCAAGAGAAAAAACTATTCCTAATGCATTATATTATTTGTCAAAAGAGTTAATGAAAAGATATAAAGATAAAATTAAGAAATTTGATTTAGATGGAATGTCATCTTATTTTATGGAAACTAGACATAGAATTTCTCAAAGTTTAAAAAGCTTTGCATCAGTTTATTATCAAGCTTCAGAAGAAGGAAAGAGTATTATAACCCCTGAATTAGAAGATGATGAAGAGAATTTATATCAATATCAAGAACAAGAAAAGAGTAATAAAATTATTGATAAAGTGGTACACCAAATTGTTGTGTATAAACAAATTGATGAAAAAGCTAAAGAAGAAGCAAGAGATATTACTAAAGTCAATATAGGAATAGCTTCTGGATTTGTTTCTAAAATGTTAGATACAAAATTTTCTGACCAAATCAGACTTATTCTTAAACTATTTTTTAATGATATTAAGAGTGTTAATATGATATGTGGAAAGGAATATTATACGTTTTTAAGACAACTAATGTCTATTAAAAGAACAACCTCAAAGATTTTTTTTAAGCAACAGGTTGGAATTTTAGTTGATGATTTAGTTAAAGAACTAGATTATAGAAAACAATATTCAAAATTAACCAACCAAACAAAATTTCTAATAAACCTCTTTATTGCCTACTATATAACTTTGTTAGTAAGAAAGTCAATGTGTGGTATTAAACCCCACTAATTTTTGGAATGAAATCACTATTGATTGAGTTCAGTGAGTTACTAACTTGACTTACAGCATTGTTAACTCTATTTGGCCCAGTTGTTGCTGCTTCTACTGCTTCTGTAACCCTTCTGGTAGAAGAAAAATTCTTAGCAAGTAATGATTCCGCAGATAATCTGCTCGCTGCAGTTTTAGGATCTGGAGTTGTGCTTATAATTATTGGTCCTCCTGCTTCAGCTGCGCCTGCTGCATTAGAAGCATTTTTATTCATTTCATCACGATTATATATCTGATAAGCGTCTTTATTTTTATATAAGTTCTCTATATAGTTTTTAACAGTTGGTCTTTGAGTATGAATAACTCCATCTGGATCTTCTAATAACATAGTTTCAAATAAACTAGTAAATCCTATATTAACATCTATAATACCAAGAGTTTTAGTATAAGCCATTTGGTGAGCATCCCCGCCTTTTGTTACAGTAATATTTGTTATTGCTGCAGGAATTAAATTAATAAAACCAGGTGCTTCTACCTTTTGAAAAAATGGCCAATTATAAGTGAATCCATCATCTGTTCTAGGTAAAGCTAAACATAAAAGTGCAGCTAATGGTCCAATTAAATATTGTCTTGCATAATCATTATTATTTGGTCTTGGATTAAATAGTTTTACATTAATACTAAAGCTAGTAGTGTATGAACTATTTCCCCATACTTTTGGAAAATCTACTCTATGTCCAGCCCACATTTTATTTACTATAGCAGCGGCGCCACCGAAAACCCCACCTTGACTTCTTAAATTTCCTACTAAATCTTCAATTTCTGTAGTTAATTTCGCTCCAGTTTGTGCACCAGATCTAATAAATCCTTTAACCATTCCTTCGCCTTCTGCTGCTTTTTTAGCTTCTCCTGCTAATTTTTTAATAGCTTCTGTAGCTGTATTTGCTCCTGCAATTTGTGCTATTTGTCCCAAACCTTGCGATGCGGCATTAGTCATTTGTTGTAAAAAAGTTTCAGTATAATCATTTGAAAATGTATCAACTGGTAGTGTGTCTGCGCTGAACACTATTCTTAAAGGATCATTTGGTTGTTCAAGTTTAAATCCTAAATGACTTAAGATATTATTGTATTCTATTTGAGCACTTTCTAAAGTGAATAGAGTTAAACCAGCACTAATTTTTGGTTTTTGTGGAGATACTCTAATTACCGGCAAAGAGTTAAACAGAACTGAATCACTAACATAACTACTTGGTGGTAATCCTATAAAATTTTTAATTGTTAAAGCATCGTTTCTTCTAGTAGTTTGTCTATATGATTTACTAATCTGAGTTTCAGGTCTTAATTTATCATTAGCGGCCATTATGGCATACCTCCAAATAGTACTCTATCTGAATAACTACTTCCAGCGACAGGACTTGAATACCTTCCGCCTCCACCCATTTGATTGCTTGTTACACTTTTTAGAATATTGTTTATTTGTGTCATACTACTTTGTGATGATTCTTTTGAGTCTTTTCCTGTTTTAACAATTGCGTTTGTTGTTTCTTCTGCTGCTTGTTTCATTGCTTGTAGTGTAGCTTCACTATTTGCTCTATGAGCTTCTGCTGAAGCTTCAGCTATTTCGCCCATTAATTGTTTATGTGGATCGTTATGGTCTCTAACTGGATTTTCTTCATTTAAAAATTTTTCTAAATCTTCAGCTACTTTTCCTTCTCTAATAGCTGAGATTCCATGTGCCATCCCTTCACCAAGAGCTCCAACTCCTGTTGAAACTGGTTCAACTATCCATTCTTTTATCCAGTTCCATACTGGTCCTAAAGCACTTAGTTTATCAATCATAAAATCTTTAGCTTTAGAAGTAAAATTTGTTATTCCATCCCAAACTCTACCTAATGCCCCTGTAGTTTCTGCCCAAGCTACTTTATATCTTTCTCCTATTTTATCTAATTCTGACATTCCGCTCTTATAAATTTTTGATATTTCTCCTTCTTCATTCCACCATTCACTTACTTTATTAGCAAGATTATTCCAACCTTCTGCTACCTTCTCTGATACAAATTTGTATGCTTTACCAACTGTATTTTTCCATCCCCATTTTATTAATACCCAAAAGCTTTTTGTAAGTTCCCAAAATGCTTGAAATGGAAATTTAAATACTTCCCATGCTCCTTTTAGAATTGGTGATACTGCATCAGCTAACCAATCTATACCTTGTGCTATATTTTTTCCTCCAACAAATCCAACTATAGAACCAAGTAATGCACCAATTCCTCCTCCTATTGCAGCTCCAACACCAGGTATTGGAATAGCAATTTGTCCCGCTACAGCACCAACACTACCCCATTTCAATGCTCCGCTAGCTGCTCCAGACCAACCAGAATCTTTACCTCCTAAAAATGCCCCTATACCTGAGGCCATTCTGCTAGCTGCAAATTCTTCAGGATTTCTAAATCCTGATACTCCTTCCAATATAGAATCAAATAATTCATAAGCAGCGAATGGAATAGAAGCTACCATTCTTCCGCCTAATTTCAAAGCACCCATTCCTATTTTACCTGCTAGTTTGGCTCCGCCCAAACCTATACCACCAACTGCTTTTCCAGCTCCTGCAACCATTCTCCCGCCAAATTTTGCAGTTTCTTTAACTCCTCCTTTTAATACTCCTCCTACTTTTGTAGCAGCTTCTCCTATAGCTGAAACACCTCTTCCAAATGCAGTTGCTCCAACTTTTCCAATACCCTCTCCTGTTGCCCTTGCCATTCCTTTAATACCTTTGGCTTCTTTTACATCTTTAAAAGCTTCACCTGCCATCTTACCAAGACCTTTTTTTCTACCACCTCTTAAAATATCTTTTCCTAATTTTTTCCCCCCCATTTTAAAAATGGTTCTGCCCAATAGTCTTCTGCCTGGCAAAACAGTTAGAATTGCATCTAGGACACCACCAAACATCCCTCTAAGTAAACTGAAAGCAGTTGAAACTACAGTACTCAATATATTTGGTAGAAACATAAGTAAGTACATAATCCAGTCGCCAAATTTTTTAACCGCATCTTTGGCAAATTTATTTATCGACTCACCAAGACCTTTGACTGATTTATGTGTTTTTTCTAAAACACCAAGTTGTTTTTCATCTGACTTTGTTTGTCTTTTAGCTTCTTCTTTTGTTATTTCAGCAGTAGAAGCTATATTATCTGCCATACTAGGAGAGTGAGGACCTTCTCTTTCCTCTCTAGCTACTTCAGCTTGTGCTACAGTTGAAATTTTATCTTTAATGTCTTTAAGAGTTTCACCAGCTGTTTCAAAAAAGTCTTTTGCTTTATTAACAAACCCTTCCGTATCCTTTTTCTTTAAACCAAAAATAAATTCTTTAATATTTTTGAAAATTTTGAAGAATCCTGTAACCTTATTTACTTTTCTATGTATATCTTCATCTTTAACGCCTGCTTTTTTCAAAACTTCTCTTGGTCTAAGAAAATCTTTAAAACTTTTTATTCCAGCTTTTTTAAGTTCATCTTCTACACCACCTTTTTCAGCAGTCATATCAAACATAGATTGTAAAAATGATTTTTTATCTTTCTTTTTATCTTTCTTTTTAAACCAAGAAATCATTTCTTCAAATCTAGATTTTTCAAATTTTTCTTTTGGTTCTGTTATTTTTTTCCCAGTAGTAAATTCAGTTAACTCTTTAGAATATTTTATTAATGTATCTAATCTAGGCATCATGCCTTCATATAATAAACCTGTAACTCCAACTATTCTATCATAAACATTTTTAGTTTTTGCAGCTCTAGTAACATCATTTGCATATTTACTTTTTTTACCAAATGCCCAAGTAAATACGCCCGGTAATGTTGAATCAAAAAACTTAAATGCTCGATGTACAAATTTAAAAACTGGATGTTTATTTAGAGTTCTTTCAAATACCATTCCCCAGGTTTCAGCTGTTCCAAACATTTCTTCTTTTATTTCTTTTAGTTCAGCTACAACATGTTGAATAGTATCTCCAACAAAAGATTGTTCGTCTTTAACTGCATTATACTCTCTAAAAAATGTATCAATTATATTTCCTGTTTTTTCTTGACTTTCTGATACTTCTTCTTGAATATCTTCTAGAGTATCAGACATGTCAGTCATGGTTGTTCCCATCTGACGAGCAATAGCTGTATTCTTTGCTTTATCAATTTGCTGCATTACTTTTTCAGCAGGCATTACAACTTCAGCAGCATGTACTTTTATCATTCCACCTTTCTTTACATAACCGCCTCGTTGTATACTAGGAATGTCATCTTCATATTCTTTCTTTCTACCAATAAGTCTTGAAAAACCACTAGAAATAGCGTTGCCTACATTTTGTCTAATTCTTGATGCTGCATTTTTAAATACATCGGTCTCCATAAATTTTGATGCAAAATAACCAAACAATGGAGATGCAGTGGATAAAGCCATAGCAACAGTATTTTGTTTATTAATTGAAACATCTTGCCCAACTGCTCTTGCATATTGACCAATTGCATCTTTTGTAGCTTTAGCTGTTTCAGTAGTAATATATTTTATTCCTGTAGCTAATCTATTAATTGTACTTCCAAGACCTTTTACAACTGTATTATAAGACTCCATTGTATCATGTGTAAAAGCATCTCTTTCCGACTCTAACTTTTGAAGCATTCTTCTTTGTTCATTAGATAAACTATTTATTTCTTTACTATAATCTATTTTCTTCTCATTACTTTGACGTTCTAAATCACTTACAGTTCTATGGAGACTATTAATTCTTTTTGCTCTATCCGCACTACCGGTATCGTTAAGAAGATCGACCCTGCGTCCTAAGTCATCATTTTTTGTTGCCATATATTATAAGTCTCTCAAAAAAGGAATAACAAATTTAGAATATTGAGAATATTCAGAAGCTATAGCTATAACTTCAGATGGAGCAAATAACTCTTGAATACATATAGTAGACAAGTTCTTAATATTTAAACCATCTCTATAAGCAAAATATAAAGGAGCCAAAACTTCAGATAGTTGTTCTTTTAACCTAAAAAATTCTTCTTGTTTTTCAACATACAAATATATACCAACTACTATTTTTTTAATTTTTTCTTCATTATTACTACCTGCTATATCGAACAAAAGTTCTCTATACGCTTTTAAATTTGTATTCTTACCAACTTCATAAGTATAGATAAAATTTATATATTTTAAAATATCTTCTTCTTTAAAATCTTTTTGAAAAAGTCTTTGTAAATAATTTTTGTAGTATTTAGTTAAAGGATCTTTAAAGTAGTTAATAAACATAGTTGGTTTTAAATGACTTGACATATGTACACATTCGTGAATAAGTAATTTAGATAACCATTCATTAGAAGTATATGCAAAAAAGTTATAGTTATTAGATAATAGAATATATACTTTTTTTATCTCTGAATGGTAAAATCCAACAATACATTTTAAATGAACAGGGGCAAAAATTTTCCAGAAAATAAATGATGTTAAACCTCCTGTATGAAAACATGGAATAACTTTTTTGTTTCTTATTAGTTTTTCAAAAACATCTATTTGATTTCCGACTGATGTTGATTTAATAGCTTCTATAAATGAGTTAGTTAAATCTTCAGATCCATAGAGAGTCTTGCCATCCAATTTAGCAACTGGTTTCAAACCAATTGGTAGTTTAAATAACTCATCTAATTGTTCTGGTTTATTTTCCATCATAACCTCTTATTTATTAGTGTACATACTTAAAATATCAACTACACCACCAAGGTTTTCATCTTTGACTCTTTTTATCAAATCTTCATTTGTAAATCCTTCTAATGAACCTGGAGTTCTTCTTGTAGTAGTATTGGTTCCCAGAATTTCAATCATATCATTACTCATAACTGTATAATCTGTTGACCCAATAAACATTGGTGGGTCATATTTTCTTACATAGAAAGCGCATGAAGCTGATAATACTAAGTCGTCTCTAGAACCAGTATCTCCTTCTACTCTTCCACTTGTTTTTGTTACTAAACCTGCAATTTCTAATGCAAATCTTTTTGATTTAACTATTTCTGGGTATTGTGTTATGTATGAGTACAATGCATCAATCATCAATGGTCTAGTTTTGGTATTTGTTGATAAACCTGGTAATATAGTTTTACTTCCTCGTTTTTCTTTGTAAACCATAACTGCATATTCACTATTATACATTTGTTCGACTACTTGGTTTCCATATGAGTTAGATTCTATTACTATCAACCCAGGATATTGAGTAGCTATAATTTTAACTGCTTTAACAAAATCTAATACTTTACATTTTGTTTGATATTCAGCTACTTGTTCTAATGTTTCATAATCCCAAACAGTAACAGCGGATCTATCTTCTCCATGTTCTGCTGCAGTATCAACTCCATGTATATAGTAATGGCCAGGTATTGCATTTGAGAACCTCCATAGTTCTCCATTAAATAATTTGAGAATCTCAATTGGTTCCTGAACTGCATCCTGAACTTTTTCAACTGTCTCTGCACTAAAGAATGATCCTTCTGCTGGTAAGAATTTTAATTCCAACTCTTGTGCAATTTTTCTTGGATCATTATCAAATAGTTTACATTGATTTTTATACCAGTCTGAATCTTCTGCTAACTCAGGAATCATCTTCCAGTGAATAACAAAAGGTTCAAAAATATCGTCTCTTGAAATAGCTTTTTGGTATCTCTTAAAATACCATTCTCCAACTCCAATAGTTTTATTAGGAGTTGATAATACTACAGTTCCATATGGGACTCCAGCTTTTCTTGCTTGCATTTGGTTAGTTGATAATGCAGGAACCATTGATGTCCAAGCAGAATCAACATAGTTAATAAATGCAGCTTCGTCGATAACTAAAAATGTAATAGCTTTACCACGAAGAGTCTTGCTAGGAGCATTTGGGTTAACTGGAGAGGCGTAAACCTTGCTCCCATTCGTAAGGATAAACGATTGCTCGGTCCTTTTAGCGAAGCCCTTGCCCAAGGGTCCTTTCGGAGGTTTCATCCAGTCAGGGAGCTTCTCAATCATTCCTCTGATGGCTCTAGCAAAGTCTGTAGCTTCCTTACCATCCTTTGAAATAATACCAATAACAGCATTATCATAAAAAACACTTAACCAAGCTGAATATGCTTGAACGATAGTTGAGATTCCTATCTGACGACTCTTAAGTACGAGAACATACTTTTTCTCTTCGATTAGATTAACTAACTCAACTTGTTTTTTATATGGAATTAAATGTGCATCTTTACCTGGTAGCTCTATCAAGATATAGGTTTTACAAAAATATTCAAAGTCGCCCTTACATTTCAAGTATTCGTTAACATATTCGTCTGCTATTGCTTCTAATTTTTTTACTCTATCATCTTCCATTGGAATCTCCTTTGTAATTTGTTCTAAATTAAATCCGGGTTAAAGTATATATATCAATAACTGAATAATGATATTCATTACTATTTTTTTAATTTGAAGTTTAAACGCCGCGTAAACTTAATGCGGTGACCCCGCACTAACTTGTTTTATTGCTTCTAATTAATGTAATGTTTCCGGTTGAGATCCAATTATTTCTTCTACTAAAAGTTATTTCAGATCTAAATAAAATATATTTTCCTTCTAGTGCAGCATAAGAAACTGTCATTGGTTTGAATTTTACACTATCCCCAATATTAAATGCATGTTTGATATCTAGATTTCTTTCAATATCAAAAGATATAGTTGATAAGTCAGACAAACTTTTAGATAACATTGACGTAAACAAAGTAGTATTATCTTCATAACCAGTATCTTCATTCATATATCTAGTTCTATTTACTAATTGATTCAAATAGAAGTTTGGTGTTAGATTATTAGACATAGCTATCAACGAATTATTTTTTGCTATATCTTCTAAATTTTGACTAATAACAGTGAACAATTTTTTAGCTGGTTTAACTATATGCTTAATATCACTAGAAATTGTAGCGAATTTTGCATTTGCATAATATTCACTTTGAATAATATTAAATGTATAGTAAGCTTTTCCTGCATCTACTTCATCTTCAATTTTTTGTATTGTTGTTTCTTTTTCTTCCGAAGACATTCCAGCTAATTGATAAATAACAAACTCTTGGGTTCGTTTAATTCTTTCAGTTAGATTTTTAACATATACTGTATTATCATGGTTGCAAAATACTCCAGCAACTCCTTCAAACAATCCGAATCTTTTATCTAAATATCCATCAAATATATCTTCATTATTTACTCCAGCTTCTTTAATAATTTTATAAAATGTAGTTGGTGGAATACATATTTGATCAACACTAGTTGTATTTTCTCCTGCTGAATCATAATCAAGTTTAGCTCCAACTTTTGATGCAAGGGAACCAACTATGCTTCTTAAAGTAGAACCAATAAAAACATCATTTACTAAAGTAGCCATAGTTTTATAAGCATCTTTAGGAACTGCATGAATGGTCATAACAGTTCTTTCCCAGTTTACTTCTTCCTCTGAAGCTCCTGATTTTTGTGATCTTTCAGCAAATTTAAAATCAGATGTTAAATACATAAGTTCAAAGTTAATTGTACTCTCTGGAATTCCTAACTCTCTTAACATAGATAACTCAATAATTATTGGATCTCCTCCAAATAAAGTATTGAGAATAATGTCGTTGGGATCAACAAACAGAGATATAAAAAACATTTGATATGCAGATGCTAAAGTTGAAACTATTGTAAGAGAAACTAAATCATTAGTATATTCCATATCTTTAATTTTTGTTTTAATCTTATAAGTTCTAACGGCGGAATATCCTTCTCCTTTCTGTTGTTGCTCATGTAGTTGTACTGATTCTGGCATATTATATTCCTTTATTTTTTTGTTCCAAAAAAAATAGGTGGTTATAAGAAACCACCTATTTTCCAGAGGCTATTCCTCTGATTTTGTTGCTTCTAATGTTGTTAATACTTTTGCCATTCTTTCAGGAATAACTAGACAACTTTCCGCTGCATTTTCAAGAATTCTTTTGGTATTCAAGTTAGTTTCCATTGTGCTATACATTGCTATAGCGAGAAACATATCCCATGAAGATGGAAGTAAAGGTGGTTGCCCTTCCTGTTGAGCTGGCATAATTTCAGATAGAAGCTGTGATATTTCATCACGTTTTCTCTTACTTACTTTTTCAATGAATCCAAGAATGTCAAATAGACTTTCTTCTGTTAATCTTTTCTCAAATGACAATCTTACCATATCAACAATGTCATTTGAGAAGACTTGCATATAAGATTGAATTGCAGAGTCAACATTCGTTCTTGATGATCTAATATGAACCTGACTCATTTCACCAAGTCTAAATTTGAATATTAATCTGTTTCTAATTTTTTCGCCTTCAATTGCCAAACCAAATGAAACAGATGCTTTCTTTGTTCCGTTATAGCTATTTTCTACGATCATAACAGGAATTATATTTCCTATTTGCCCAACTTGATGAGCATTTCTAATTAAGATTTCATTTCTCATTCTAGTATATGCATTATAAAATAAAGTATTTTCAGAAATTATAGGAGTCCCAACTTTTGTTATTGAATCCCTAATAGCATTATTTACAACATCATTTCCTATAAATTTATACTGGGTTGAAACATGACCACAATAAATATATTTATCAACTGGGTCATCAATACCTCTTGTGAATACTCCTAATAATGTACTTTGAAAACCATCTGTTGGATGAATATCTGGTATTTCATCATGAGAGAAAGTTATCAACCCTCTATACACTACTTCGCTATATCTATCTCTATAACTAAACATTCCTCTATTTGGGTCAACTGTTAAACCCATATCAGGAGCTAGTTCTGAAAAAGTTTGTATTGACATTTCATTCCCTATTCACTATTTTTTTTATTGCTTCGATTAGTTCTTGTTTCATTCCTTCTTCAAATATTTGAGTTATTCCTCTAAATTTTTTACGAGCTATAGTCTCTGCTAATATATCAATAGCTTGTTCCATAGTTCTTGAATATAGTACGGTTTCTATAGCTTCAGCATATGAGCGTTCTCCTAGAGGAGTTCCCATTCTATTTTTAGCTATATGTAATTTATCTTTACCTGCTATTCTATCATCCTTTTTCATTATTACTACTTCTGCTTCATACATATGATTAATTGATGTATGGCTATTCCCAGCTATTAATCTTCCGCCCATATTTAAATCCTTTTAGCTAAAAATCTCATATAGATATTTCTTCCATCAAATTCATACTGCGGCCAACCATCAATTATTTTAAATCTATTCTCAAATTCCCAGAAGTATTTAGCTCGGTCAACAGTCCATATTGATGCATGAGGGCAAGATGGTTCATTTAAAAGTTCAGTTGTCAAAAGAATATTATTCTTCTCAAAGTCTGGATGATGTGTTGATTCTTCCAGTAACATTTTTGCTAATACTTCATAATTAGGAACTATGACATCTACAATTCCTTCTCTTTTAATACATGTAGAAACTAAATAAATAAAATATAATACTTGTGTAAATGAGATGTGCTCAAGGAATCTATACATACAGATTCTATCGAACTGTGGTCTAAATTTTTCCATAAATTCAAATGCATCACAACTACAATAAAGTTCATCATATTGTTGCGTTTGTATCGGAAGAGTATTTTCTATATAACTTTCTAATTCTTCTGGAGTTTGTTTAGAAAAATAATTAGTATCTAAATTAACAACTGTTAAATATTTAGATAACCAATCTTTATCTAAAATTGGTTTGATCTTTCCTGCACCCAAGTTTAAAACTAGCATTTGACCTCCTTAGATGAATTCTACAACTATGCTTTTTGTAAATGGTTCCAGATAATATCTAAAATATCTTTCTTTATCAATATCATCTGGGTCCATAATTTTTAAAGTTTGACTAGAGATAACCATTTCTCCATATCCTTTTAAATAGATGTTAACTCTATTATCTTTATCAGGAATCCCAAAAATGGACGGGTCATCGCTATTTAAAATAAAGTCTTTTATTTTTTGAAGTTTTTCAAAGATTACTTTTTTTGATGCGCTATTTAAAACATCTGTACAAAGTTTCTTGTATATATTATCAATTTTTTCATTTCTAAATGGTATACCTTTTATTACTACTTTTTTATATGAATCATTAAAAGCTAAATATTTTTTTCTATCTATTGAAGTAATAAAAATAGAAAAATGCTCTCTTATTTTAAATGGTATTCCGCCAATATCATTAACTGATATTGTTCTTGTAGTTAGGATACCATCATATTGTCTTATAAGTATTTCATCTTCTTTTAGATTATTCTGCCTTATGTATTCTGTAATTACTGCTTCTGTTGTACTTCTTAAAAGCTTTGTTAATCTTGGATTACGACGCATCATCTTTCCAATTTGAATATTTCTTTCTAATTTATTTGTTTCATCAATTCCTTCTAAATCCAATCCTAATTTCTTCATAATATTATAGTGACAAGCTTCAATATCACAAAGGTAAATATTTCGTAGTACTAACTTTAAATTTTTATTTATTTCCATAAAAGTTTGGGGCGGGAGGTAATTGCCCGCCCCATCTTCTCCTTTTAGCTCAGAACATCAATTATTACCTGGTCTATTTGCAGGTGATGATTGATATCTGAAACTTCTTTTTGTTTTTCTTCAAACCAATCTACAGCAGATTGATTAGTGGTAATTGTATCAATTGATTTTGCAATTTGCTTATATAATAGTTGTAATGCTTCTGTGTTACAAGGTTGATTTAATCTATCGACTACCTGTGAAATATTCTTCTGTGGAATGTCAACATCTTTATCAGATTTTTTAACTTTTGTAATCTCATAAGGAATTAATTTTCCATTAATCATATTACAAAATACAACAATCAAACCAGTTCTAACGCCATAACATTTTGTAAAGATTGTTCCATTAATATTATTGATAATCATAAATCCGTTATTATATATTTTCATATCTATTCCTTGTGCATCTAACACCGGATGAATATCTGCATCTTCAAATATTTTTAATACTCTTCTATCATTTCCATCAGGATCTTTTTCACCACTACCATCTTTGACTGCCATAATCAAAGTTTTCTTAGGATCAACTCCTCTGATTGCAACTTTGACTTGGTTAATTTCTGAAAATCTAGAAACGTTTGCTTCAAACCATTCGGTTAAAGATGTTGTCATAACAACCATTCCAATTTCTTGACTCTGAGGTGTTTGAACTTCTTCTGCTTTAACCTCTTCAATTGGAATATCAACATTGTCTGCAGGAAAAACAGGAGAACTTCCTGTCTCCATATTCTTAACCATTTGAGTTAAGTTTTCATTCATATCATTCCTCCCATTTCTTTCTATCAATTTCTGGATTAGATCTCCACTCATTAGGGTCGATCTTTGTATATGTTTCTAGTGCAGCACCAGCTAATGTCATTATAGTTATTAAATGCTCATAGACTTCAACTGGGGCACTTTGGTTATTATCAAATTCTTTACAAGATACCAACCACGGTGGTAATTCCCTATTCCATTTTCCGCAGTAAGACTTTTTAATTTTTTCTAAATATTTTTCTAATAGAATCATAAAACTTGAAACATTTAAAGATTTTATTTCTGAATAATCTCCGAATACTGATTGCTCATATTCACGTTCTTTTTTATAAACTTCCATTACTTCGTTCTTAGTTGACATAGTTTAACCTCACTAGATTTTCGTGTAGTATATTTATAAATCTTTTTCGTGCTTCTTCTTTAATACCATATTCATTTTGTATATCTTTAGATAGCTTTGTAATATTTAGATCTTGCAAAAATAAACCACCTTTAACATATTTAAATGGGGATTTCAGTTTTCTTAATTTTGGAATACCCACAAAGTCACAAACTTTTACAAATGGGCTTGTCATATAATAATATTTTATTTTTCCAACTTTAGGACCAGTTAACATCATTGTTACAATCCCATAATC